CCGTTCACGGACGGCCGCATCGAGCTGCGCTTTCGTGAGATTGTATGTAGCGGTCTTTTCTTTTTGCGCTAATTTCTGAGCACGTCTCCTCTCGGCTCGTCCCATCATCCTCATCCCCTTCATAAATCCAGTTCGTTTTCGCAAAGAACAGCGGTACTCCCATAATCAGGGAAAATAAAAAGAACGTTGCATCCCATTCAATCGGGACTGACAACGCTCCAATCAGGATAATCAGGACAGAATAGATTTTATTTTTTATCAATTTTCGGCTCCACATAGTTACTCTCCTTTATTTTGCTCTTTGGCGAGGATTTTCGCCTCTTCCAACTTTGCGTATCCTTTGGCCGAAGCACAATGCTCGATACATTTGCATATCCGAGCGATTAACGCATACAAGCAGAAATATGCCAGTAAAATACAAATCAAGGTTTCAATAAAAATCATAAATAATACCTCTCTTTCAAATGCTCGATAACAGTTGCAAATAATTCATCGGTCGATAAATTCAGCGATTCCAATTCGTCTTCTGGAATAACTTGCCTAGCATTGATTCCATCTTTTTTAATGGTAATATAAATGCCATCCATGGGAAAATCCGCTTTGGAAAAGCTAATTGTATAGCCGTCGTCTATCATCGATTTAATGGTTCCAACTAAATTCATAGATTTGTCTCCTTCCCGTCAGCATATAATTTAACTCTTTCTCCAATAATAATCTCCGAATATGGTAGAGTTTCAATCCACTTGCAGAATTCTACCCACTCGTCGAGCTTATGGTTTTTCCGCATAGGATAAATGCCGGCCAGCACTTCGTAGTTAAGCATGACTGTCCGCTTCTGGTTGTAAGAAGAGGGGAGAAGCTGGATCATCTGCCACCAATAACGCTTATCTTTAGTTTTGAGATATAATTTTCGCCAATCATTCAAAATCTGTATTGTTTTTAACAGCCAGTCTTTAGAAGTAGTTCTAAACTGATTTGGAACATTTCTGCTAATAAACAAATGCTCATGAGAGAAATCGTCCATCGTAAATTCCTTCGCCGCAATTTTATGTATGGTGGAACAGGAATTAGCCACCGTCCCTACTTTATAAGTGTCAAACTCCTTCCACCAGTAAAGCGGAGCGGTAATATCTACATAGACCATAATCATTCTCCGATACTTCGCATGAGTCGGTCCACCGGCTGCAAGTCGCATCATTAAATCATAGTCTGCTTTACCAAGCTGCCAGGAACGATTAAATGCGTGGGTGCAATATTCCTGATTTGCACAGTTCTCACATCCGATACCATTGTCCCCACCTTTGCAGATTCCACTATCCGATTTCTCCCAACTGTTCATCGGATTCCGCATTCCACGGATAGCGTGCTCCCAACCCATAACCTCTACGTTTTCAATTTTAATCATTGGCTTCTTTCTCCTTTCGCATTTTCTCCATCTCTGAAAGCATCTGATTCTCTTCATCGCAGAAGACAATTTCTGACGGATCAACTCGTCTGACTCCATCTGAAAACTCTACAATTCCTACCATCCGGTTGTGAAAACTACAAACTCCCCCATTCCAATTTCCTCCCGTAAACAACCATTGACTACGTGCTGGTTCCGATCTTTCATTGATATATCTCTCCCACCCATGAAAATATCCAAGCCTTTCTCCTACTTTACAAAGTCTGGTTTTCCATTCTATTTGTATATTAAGTCCCGCCACTTCAATTCCTCCTTTCAAAATAGTCCAATTCTTCTTTGAATAAATTGAAGAACTCGTAATAATCATCAATGGTTCTGTCTTTCTGCGAGCAAGTATTTGTCCTTCCGAGATGTTTATACCAATTCACCATCATGCCACTTTCTAAATGGATAATATAATATTCGTCCGAGTTGAAAAACCAAGCAAACTCATCACAAACGACGGTTCCATAGCAAAATGCATCCATAAGTCTATCGTATCCAACAGTTTCTTTTACAATCTCGCAAAGCTTATCTCTATCAATATGATACTGAGGTAAAGGGCTTAAACGATTTTCATTCATAATTTTTCTCCTTTTTAACCACCAAACTTTAAACCTAACGCTGAATATAATTGGGAATAGAGCTGTTTTTCTATTTCGTCTTTATAAACCTGGGTTGGCGTACCATTTATCATGATTGTCACGGTTTCTCGTAATAAAGGTGCTGCTAAGTTTTCAGAACTTGGACCGGCCGCATTTGCTAAAACTTTCGGTTCAGTCATATATGCCAATCCTTCCATTCGCTTGTTTTTACACTTCTCGACAAACGGGCAATTTTTACATTCTTCTGAAAGTTTTGATAATCCCATTACTGGCAACTTCTCCTTTCTCGTTCCAGCTTCACATCAATGGCTTTCTGCAAATCTTCAGGCTTAATATCAAAAATGGACTCCAGGAAGTTCAGACAAATATAAGCATCTGCCATCTCTTCCAAGAGTCCAATTCTGTCCCCGTAACCACGAACCTGTTTGCTGATCTGTTGTTGAAGCTCTGCAAATTCCTCCATCGCCACAGTACATTTTGTTTTCCATGGGTATTTCTGAAGGCTTCTCCGAATAATCCGCTTCCTCTCTTTTTCGGAAAGTTGGATATTACTTTTTAATCCCTGGATAAATCTATTCCGATTCATTGCTATTTTTCTCCTTTTTCAGATTCTCCAGAAGCTCATGATACATCTTTCGGCGCATCTCATACTCGCAGGAGGCAATCTCAATAAAGTCCTTTTCGCCTTCTCTGAAATATCGGTTAATCTCTACACGTTCTCCATCCGGCTTAATCGCATAGAGAATCCCAACCGTATCAAAGTCGCCATTTTTCCGATCGGTAAGAAACTCCTCGCAATACACACGGAACGGTTTGCTCTCCGGAAAATACGGCATGGTAATCGGGAATTTTTCTTCCATTACTCGATCTATCAAGCCGCTGTGGTAGAATACATCTGGATTATCCAAGTTCACACCACAGAAACGGTTGACATCTCTGTATTTAACAGAGCCGTCAGCATATACATATTTAAAGAGAGAACTCATCCGCCGGCTCTGGTAATTCGCAATCTCTCCACGAAGACCACTTCGATCAGAAATATCGCTCCAGGCATCTTCTGTGTCTTCGATAGAAGTGAGCGGCTTTCCTTCAATCAATCGGTTTAAGATAAACTTTGTCATGCTGATGCTAAATCCGCTGTGACCATCTTCACAAAGACTCTGGAATGCCTTTAATGCACTTTCGTAGCAAGCACATCCGTAATCCCATTCTCCTGGTTTCCGATCAGGCGCTTCGTGCTTGCAGGCAATTTCCACTTCCCTTTCCGCCCACAGTTCCATATTGGATTTCTCATGAGAATCAGAATCTTTGGTTGCAGATCCAGCTTCTTTCTCCCAGTAGGAGCCATTGTCACTCTTTACGAAATTCTTCGCATAAGTTATATCGGATGTATGCTTGCATTCCGTACCAGAACAAGTATCTCCACATCTTTTACCATCACACAAATAAAGAACGTCAGCTACTCCGTCCTCCAGAGGCCAGGTATTCCGATCATCTATGTACTCATTGGCAAATATCTTTCTGGTATCGGAGCCAAAGTTCTCGACGATCTCCGGAATATTCTCATTGACCGCATCAAACACCAGTTCTTTTTCTTTACACCATTCAACGGCCTTTTGAAGCATGTCATCTACACGACAAGTCCAAAGAATCAGCTTATCTCCGTTTTTCTGTCGATCACGAAGATATTCTATCAACTCTTCATTTGCTGTGCCGATTTCCGGCCATTTGTTCTCACATAAAGTTCCATCAAAATCTACCGCAATGATTTTTACTGATTTAAGATCCATACTCTTTTTCTCCTTTTAAATTCTATATTTTTGATAACGGTAATCCATCCGGCCAAATATACTCAAAGTTTGGAATAGGATATAGTCTTGCCTGAAGAATGAGCAGCTCGCCAGAAAATTCCAGCGCTTTCTGCATCTGCTCGTTTTCATCATTTTGTTGTAATTGAGGAAACATTCTATACTTTTGATATTTGGGTGGAAGAATTTCCATAGTGATGGTCTCCTTTGCTTTTATCTCCGAAGAGATCTTCAACTCGAATTTCAATATCATCCGGAACAATCTGCGCATCGCAATAAGCAGGTAACACAACAACCTTTCCATTTTCTATTTGGGAAAGTATGTATCGACGAATATCGTTCAACTCTCTGGAACGACAAAACATATTTACTTTAACTACCAGAATATCCGACATCTCGTTTTCTCCTCCTTATTTTTCTAAATTTATCTACACTCTTTATCACACCCGTATTTTTGTTAATGATGCGGTAATAGAATTCGGTCTCTTCAACCAGCATCCAGTCTTTACAATTAAGATAATGAGCTGACAAACATTCTTTTTGCTCTCTGGTTAATTTTTTCGGTTGCTTCATGTGGTTTTCTCCTTGCTAAAGCTGGTCTTCTTTGATTTAGGGAATACCAACTTTTGATAAAGTGCTTTGGCTTCTTCTCCCTGATAGGCGTTGATGATTTCGACTTTTCCTTTCTCCTGTTTTCCGACAATCAGAACACCAACGTCTTTTCCATGGGAAAAATCCCAACTCACAATCACGCTATCTGTTGATTTCATTCGCCATTACCTCCCCAAGCTTATTTTGGATACGGGATAAAATATCCTCCACCAATTTTCTCGTATTGGGATGCAGCTTTATATAATTTTTGTGTTCTTCATACCAGGAGAAAATTTCCAGCAAGTTTCCTTTAAACCAACTAAAGGACCACCAATCGCAAATCATCTCCAGAATATAGCAGTAGGGCATCTCTAAAACGATTTCGCCTTCTTCCGGATCATCGTTAATCAGTATCCAATACTGCCAATGATGGGGGTTTCGATGAATGTGCAGTAACCAAGCTTTTCGAAAATCCTCAACTACCGCATAAGAGCGATTTCCTCCATAAAAGTAAATATCATATGGGCCGTATTCATCGGGCTCCGTTTTAGATTGATCATGTGCAAATACGATATTATGCTCCGCACCACTGCCCTCCGTGATCTCGGGGAGATTTTTCTGTAACCAGCGAAATCCTGCTTCAACGTTAGATTTATGCTGCGCCAAATATCGATCGTATTGGTAGCTCATTTTTTCTTTTCCTCCCACATTACAGGTTTGTGAGAATTGAGATTATACCCATAATCCAGACATTCATTACATGGGTCGAATTTCTCTCCCAATTCTTTATGTTTACAAGTTTTGCAATACTTTTTAAAATCCACTTCCAAATATTCTTCGTTCATAATCTTTTCACCTACCTAAGCTGCCGTTTTCGATGGAGTATTCCCAGACCATTTTACAAACTTTGTCTCGTTGAAATCCTTTTTATCCTTCAAAGACCTGCTGATCCCCAAATCAATCCCGCTCCGAGATTTCAAATGATAGTAATACAGATCCTTGAACGGCGTATTTAGCCTATCTATCCGACCCGCAGATTGTTTCATAATCTTATAGGAATAGTTCTGAGAGTAGAATATAATAGTATCAGTCTTGATGCAGTTCCAGCCTTCGGCTCCGGCATTGTATTGGACAAGATACACCCAATTTTTTGACTCCGGAATCGGCTGGGGCTTATGGCCATTCCACTCTGCAATTTCAAAAACTCCATCGTCCTCATAAATTTGAAACAGTCCCTTTAAAAGCTCCAGTTCATAATCGAAGTTGTAAAATATAATGGCTCTCGGATGCTTCTCTACAATCTCCATCAAGGCAATCTGCCGTGACTCATCCGTATTTACAATTTTTCGCCATATATAACAAAGACCAGCAGCATTTGTAATCGGCTCGTTTTTAAATGGGTCCCATCTGGTTCGTCCAGCGTCTCTGTATTTTTCCACATCATATTTGACAAACACATCTTCGTGATGAGAAACCGTCTGGCGCTTGAAATCCATGTTTACCAGGATTCGATTCCTGAGTCGAATCAGTCTTCCTGTATTCAAATATCGGTCAATCTTTGGGTATTTACTGAATCGACTATAAACCACATGTTCTTGGATGAATTCTGTCCGATTTTTGTAAAACCCATTTGCAATGAATACCGGAATATAATCCTGCCAGGTATCTCCCGGAGTTGCAGATAATAGAATCCATTGGTTTGATTTGGTGATTTTCAGGAATGCCTTCACCCAAGCCCCGGAACCTATTACTCTCTGCTCGTCAAATATAAAGAAAGCATCCTTCACATCGGCATACTTCTTGATATTATTCCAGGAATCCACGATAACCTGATTTGAATATAAATTAACATCCTCGTGAACCGAAAGAAGGAAAGGCGAAAGATCACCCTCCCATTCCATCGTGTCTCGCTTTCTGGCTGTTGTGATGATGTATAAGTCCTTTGGGGGATCGTCCATCGCAACATAATCCTCAAGTCCCATCAAACAATCTGGATTTCCTCCATTCTGAAGATAGTAATAAGCCAACGCTGTTCTGGACTTTCCGCTTCCAACGCCGCCGCACAGAATACAGCCATTTCTCATTTTTTCAACGGCTGCTATCTGGTAGTCATATAATTTAACGGCCATTCACGTCTATCCCTCCTCACATACTATGAATCCATCTTCAACCTCAGCCCGATATTCCAGAATACCATGCTCTTCCAAGTTTGCCTTCGGCCCGTATCCCAACAACATCGTAGCAATCTGCTCGTCGGTCTTTTCTTTTTCGTCACGATAATACGACCATAGAGCTTCTTGGACTGATTTTGTGACGCAAATTTTCCGACAGTCGAAACAAGTTTTATCCGTTATCTCCGCCGGTATTTTTCGAGCCACATTTTCATAGAATTTGGTCAAATCACAATAACAGTCTTCTTTCCTTAATTGTACAGACTTTACCATACTACCCATCCTTTCATATCTTGTGAAACAATCTTCTCATAGCCCACACATCCGAAAAATACATTACGGTAAACCAATAGTTCTCTCCGTTATCGTCCGTAGACATTGGTTCGGTAAGCGAGTTGCCTACCTTGATGTATGCGGCTACTCCAAGAAGAGAAAGCTGAATGTAACACATCAAAGCAACGGTTTCATCAATATCCTGAGCAGCAACCAGAACATGATTCTGGAAGTTCAGATTTACCTTTTCCAATTGCTTTCTGGCCTCATTAACTGCCGCAATCAGCGTTGCCCCGGCACCACAGCAGGGATCGTTAATCGTGATATAGCCTTTTTCTTTTACGATGGCCGCCACATCTTCTTCCGTTACTTTTGCCATCAGCTCACAGATATGATAGGGGGTAAAGAACTGACTGGTCGATTTGTTACCCAGATTCAATTCCATAAAAACACTGCCTAAGAAGTCCTGCTCTGGATTATCTTCCAAAGCCATAACCACATAGGCAGCTAATTCCGGAAACAATTTTTGCTCCTGCTTATTGTATTTTTTGATAATCTTCAAATATCGTTTTTCCCGTTCTTCATAGTGGGATTTATCCATCGGATTCGATAAAGAACATGCAAACATTATGATAAAATCCCGCCATACATCCCATGGCCTGTGCCGGTAAGTCAACTGGTGAAAAGCTTTTAGAAACTCTTTCCTGACATTCTCATTTTTCGGCAGTTTATCCGGCTTTGGTATGTCCATTTTCTTAGGCCGTGGCGGAATGCTTGATTCTTGTTTTTCGCTGTTTACTTTTGGTTTAGGAACAGAAGCATTGATTTTCGGTTTCGTTGTGGTTCGCTTCTTTTTCCGATTCCAAAATGCCATACTTTTTCTCCTTTCTCAGAAATATAGGGCTGTTTCCTCTAGCCTTAGGACATTTACCTTGCTGGCAATATCAGGCACCCTATCCGTCGCTTATCAGCGGAACGGAATTTCTTCCGGACCTTCTTCCTCTGCATACTTCTCGGCAAATTCATCCTCTTCGATGGTGACATACATCGTTTTCAGATAAGCCTTGATGCCGGTTTTACCGTTCACTTCCCAAGAATACGGTCGAATCGTCAAATCAACATTGCGAATCTCCGCATAATCCAGAGTAGAAATGGACTCATCATCAAGAGGTGTCTTGTTCCGTCTTGTAATCATAACCACCTTTGGCGGAATGTTCTCAAAGCTGACCGCCACTTGGATATAATGGGTTGGCTCTTCGTCCTTCTCTCTCGGTGGTAAAACTCTTACGTTCCAACCATCATTTAAGAGCTTTTCAGCCTGTTCTGGATCGTCAATAACAACACAAAAATTTCGATTACCAGCCCGATTATACTTAGATTCTTCTCCTCTGAAATTCCGAAAAATAATGCGAGCGTTTTCAATAACAATATTAGGTACGTTTTTATAAGCCATGATACTTCTCCTTTTCTTTAATTAAATGGTAATTCTTCGTCAGCGTCTTCTGGGATGTTCATAAAATCCTCCATCCTCGGCTTTGGAATATAAGGATCATCCGATACAAACCATTCGAAGTCACCGTATTTGGATATGGTTTCAACTGCATCATCTACAAGCTTGTCATAATAAGAACGGTCAATAGAATCTTCTTTGGAGAGTTCTTTCACCATCTCAGATTCCAGCCACCGATACCCCTTTGAGCCAGTAGCGGCATAATATCGTCCGTCTTTTTCACGCATAAGCAGACCGCCGCCAGCCCCAGATTTGATCGGACAGAACTGTCCAACTCGTCCAATGAAAATATAATTGTGGCCTTCTGCAATCTTTGGATTCAGCGACTGGCAAGTCTTTTCAAACGTCGTGTCGGAAAGCAATCCCTTACGATAATCACTCTCTGCTTTTGAAAATTCTTTTTCGTATTCGGACACATCGGGAAGTCCTTCGTTCATGTCCAAATATAAAGCGCTGCTTACCGACTTGGTTTCGCACATATCTTCAAAGACGATCTCTTCGCCGCTGAAAAGCTTCTTGAAGACATAGGGAATCTGGAACTGAGTTCCTGTGGCCGTCCATTTTCCGTCTTTATACTTGGCAATATAGACAGCGTCGTTTACCAGGCACATCCGGTCGTATGTAGCCTCGTGCTCAAAGGTGTAGCCATACCGTTTCCCATAATCCATAACAAACTGGATAATCTCCGGTGTTGCGTCTGGAATCTTGATAGAGTCCGTTTTAATGTGAGCAACAGTAAAGCCCCGTTCCTGTACCTCATGCTTGAGGTTAATCATGAACAGAGCTCCTCGTTTGGCTACAATATTATCTTTATTTCTCGGATCACGGAACGGATTCTCGAAGTTGGCAGAAGTCAGGCCATATACCGAATTGATTGCGGTCTTCAAAGCATTTGCCAAATCTTTTGCTGTCATCTCACCGTCAATAACTTTCTGGATATATGGCGTCAACTTTCCATCCAGCATATGATTGACTTCGTCCCAGGCTTCGTGTTTGATGCTGACTCGTCCTTCCACGATATCACGGAAGGCCCTCGTAAATTTCACACCGAACAGAACTTCTGCAATTGCGCTGTGAGGATGCATAGAGGAAATATCCAGCAATGCCACATTTCCATACATACCGGGTTCTGCGTAAACATATCCGCCTTCTCCAACCTCTTCTCCTCGATACGTTGATTTTCCATTTTCGTATTTGTATCCTGGAAAATATGGCAAGAGGCTTCCTTCCTCGCCATGCGTTTGTGCCATCATTTCAGGACACGCTTCGGCCAGGAAAGATTCGGTTTCTTCATCAAGGTAATGTACCGGCTCCGCCAGATTTCGGTAATTGAACTGGTCCTGTGGTTTCCGCTCGTTCCCAAATATAATCTTCTGGGTAAGCGTATTGGTCGTATCATTCACCGTCATCCCGGCCAAGTCTGCCAGAATTTGTCGAGCTGTCCAGTCAGCCTTTAGGTAGTGGAATGCTGCTTCGGTTGCGATTACATCGTTATCACAATATTCTGCAACCTTAGTCCACATCTCTTCGGGAACCGGTTGATCCCACGGAAGACCAAGCTCCTGATGATGGATTCCCATCTCAATTTCCAGTTTCTTCAAGCTCTTTTTATTTCCGGCAGATGCAAAGTCATACACATCTGTATAGGAAACATTGTAAGCTTCTCCAAAGAAACAATTTGGACTTCCACTGATTATCTTTTGCGAGAGATTATAAAGCTGCTCATTCGTATAACCCATAAGTCTCGCATACAGAATGTGGTTATCGTATCGCCGACAGTTGAATCCAACCAGACGGAATCGCATCAATTCCTCAATCTCGGTCGGTGTCGGGTTAATCATACGGACAACCGGTTTTCCCTCACCCTCGATTTTCCAGTTTACAAGGAACAGGTTCGGAAATACTTCGATGTCGTAAAATACCAGCTTTGCTTCTTCGTTTCTCCCCGCTGTGGAAGGGTCTGCCGATTTAAACTGCATTTTATTAACCAGCTTGATACAGTAATCAGCCTGATGCGTACTATTTGCAGCAAATGCCAAAACCGCATTTCGCATATCTGTCACATCGTAGCTTAAATCACTGGCGTATGCATCCTCCAGTATTTTGTAGATAAAATCGATACTAGGCTTAGTACCCGGATGAATTTCTTTATTCAGATTTCGTTTAATCAGTGTTCTAAGCCCTTTCTCGCTTTTAATTGCCTCAAAATTTACCATTTTGTCTTCTCCTTTCGTCGGTAAACCAGAGCTAATCGTTGCGATAGGCAAATCATTACACTTCGTAAGTTTTCTTCGTAATGAACTTTTACCCGTGAACACTTTCACTTCAATGTGGTCGTCATAAATACGACTCAGTTTTTTTACATCTCCTGTGTAAATATAATGAAGATGAACCCCCTTTCCGCTTTTACTTAGCTCTGCATAAGTCGCCGGCCATTTGCTCGCTTCTTCTACATTCCGTTCGAAGGATTTGTTCCCATCCTTATCCGGAATATCAAAGTCGATTACTATGTGGTTTTCCGGGACTTTAACATAATGAATTTTAGAAGTGTCCAAATCGGACAGCTTCGTTTTTACCTTGTCCCATTTCATAGAAGGCGTCTCCTTATCGGTCGCATACTGCGCCGGACAATCGGAGCACACCTGATCGAAAATGGATTTGGTTGCGTTAAACTGCAATAATGACGGTTTCTCTTCCGGCTTTTCCACAATGGTTTCCTCTTCAAATTTTTCAGTCCGGAATCCAATATAATAGCTTCTCACTCTCGAACCGTCCTCCATGTTAAATCTCTCTTTATAATCGTGGAAATAGTTCTTCAGCTCTTCCTTAAAAACTCTCTGAGAAAATGGATAGCCTACTTTTGCCTCGTCACAGTAGGTCTTATACATCTCCCAGGCAGCCTTCAAGGTTGTACCATTTTCCCGTTTGAACACATGGTAGGAATCAATGATGAAGTTATAGAAATCGTTGGAAGCCCCCAGCATTGCAATGGGAATATAATCGTCATATAAACCAGGATTGTTCAAATAGACTTCCTGACAATGACATGCAATCGCCCCCAATTCGAATTCAATCTGTTTCATGGTTGCTTTGTATTCTTTCGGACTCAGCTTGTTCCCTGAAGGAGACACATCAATCAGTCGTCGAATTAAACCAGACTTTGCATCAGTAATTTTCACTGGCTTGTTGGTACCCATGAACAGAAAGCATTTGAACCGATTGGAATAGGTTGATTTAAACTTCTCATTCACGGTCATCAACTCATGGGATACCAAACTGTTTAATCTGGTATTGTCTTCAATTCTCGACAGATCTCCATCATGCTGAATCGCCACAAGAGGATTGCTCTTGAACGCCTCCAATGCGAATGAATTGCTGGATGAGCCAAGAGCTTTTGCGTCAAAGACCGAATAATATCCTTCAAAGAGCTGCTGAATGATATTGAGGACTGTGGATTTACCGGTTCCGGCAGCTCCATAAAGAACCATGAATTTTTGCAGTTTTTTTGATTCTCCGCACACAATGGAGCCAATCGCCCATTCTATCTTTTGTCTTTCTGTTTCCGAGTACAGAGTAGACATCAATTTGTCGTAAGCAGACAAATCGCCAGCTTCAAGCGGATATTTCAGCTTTTTACTGGCGTAATCTTTTTTATCAGTCTTTGTGTTGGAGAATATCAGTTTGTCATCCAGCATGTGGAAAGAATCCCGCATTTGCTTCTGACAATATTTATGCCAGGAATCAATCATTCCAGATTCTGCATCCCACATGTGAAGAACTTTAATCTCAGAGTCAAAGCGCTGGCGGCTTTCTTCTGCGTATCTATCCAGTTCACGGTCAATGAGTTGCAAAGCATCTTGTTCGTCCGTAGACCATAAACCTCGTTCCTCAATCCAGATAGCGTAGAAGTCACCACCTCGAATCATCAGATCGGAGCTTTTCTTAATAATGAACTTCGGATAGATTTCAATTACACCACGCTTTGTACTACGTGTGGAAATCATCAAAAAGTCGATCATCTCATTTTTTACTCTCCTTTATCGCGCTTCATTTCCTCTATTGTCGATTCCAGTTTCTCAATCCTCTTTTTCTGCTCCACACGGTCCAGCTCCAGGAGAACCAGATTAACCGTCATAATAAGAGCAAGTGTGCTTAATTTCCGGTTATAGCGGGCCTGTTTATTCAGGGATTTCCGAATGGACCGGATTGCCGTCTCCGAATTGCTGAGACTGCCAAAAATATAATTCATAACCTCACACATCTTACTTTTTTCCTCCCTTCATTCCATTCAGAAAACTGGTAATTGTCTCAAATCTCCAATCTTTCTGACTATGATAAGTGAATATAAATTCCTGACCATTTTTCTGGCGGATACGGATGCTGTTCCTTCCATTTGGGAACCATACATCAACCCGATTCCTTGAATAATCAGGAAAATAGTATTCAAACCACTTCATTATTTCGCTGTGGCTCATGGTAATCTCTCCTTCTAAGTATTTTCATCCAAGTACCAGCACATCTGATACCAGATTTCAACAGACCTCAAATCGTATCGACTGTGATTTACGGTAAACAGTCCGCCGTCACCATTGCGACTATACTTCCGATCCAGAAATCTCTGGACAATGTCCTCAACATAATCCCGATCAAACTTGGAATCATTCATAGAACCAAGGCCAAGATTGACAATCATGTTCCAGAACCACTGTCCAGTTCGGTTTCCAACGTCCGGATCGTCCATAATATGTTCTTCACACCGAATCGCAAGCGCAATCATCATTTCCAACACACTGCACATCCGATTATCTAAATAGGCGGAGATCATGGAGCTGCTGTATCCGTTTTCATAACCAAACCGATACCTTAAATCCACTCCATCCTCCGCCCGGTTCCCATCCATCGGAATGCTGTATGTAAATTCGATTCGATGCAGCTCTTTTAAAAGCTTCCGATACGACAATTTCCTTGAATATCTTCCATCAAATACAAGCTGATACATCCAGTTAAAATATGCATCATTAAGCTCGTTCTTCGTCATTACTCCTCCACTCGATGTGGCTTTGTCTTTGCGACATCCGAGTAGTTCCTCTGGTCAAGCAGGATTTCATAATCACACTTTAACCTGTCGTTTCGGACAAATACGGAGTCATCCTCATATTCCCCAAAGTGGTTCAGGGATTCCTCGCCGACAATTTCATCCACATCGTCTACCTCTTCGTCATTTTCATCAGCCAGAACTTTGTCTGCATAGTAAGTGAGGCTGATCTTTTCATATTCTTCGAATTCACCGAATTCCTCTGGTGAAATGACATAAGGCTTTTCCACAAACGCCTCTCCTTTCTTTTCCTCGACACTCCTGGAATAATCCGTATAGCCCTCTTTCTGAATGATAGATGCGTACTTTTTGAAGTCCACATCACCCTCGTCCTTCTGAGTTCTGTCTTCTGCTACTTTAAATCCGTCTCGAAAGCCTTCTACGAAACTCTTTCCGGCTTTTTCTATACTCTCCCTTGTGGCATAAGCCGCTTTCACAGAATCAATTTCTTCCTGAGCAATCAACTCATATTTTCGTTTCAGCAGTTGCCATGTGCATACAGAGCCCATCCCTGCTCCAGCAATAAAAGCAAGGAAAGCTATTCCTTTACTGCTCATCCTCTTCCTCCTCGTTTCTGATTGTCATTACGGTTATTGCCAAACCGCCAAAAAGAAAAGAGACACTCAACAGAATGCCTCCCATAATATGTCTTTTTCTCTTGGTGTCCAGAACATAGTCCAGTACCGATATTACATTCTCTAAGCCGTCCATATCAGTGCTCCTTTCCCGTTGACAAAATTGCAATTCCACCAACAAAGCATATACCAGACATTGCCGCCAACGTATAAGATACAAACGCTAAAAGATTACGCATAATGATTCTCCTTCCTATTCATACTTTGAAAAATAATGGTTCCCAACCTGGAACATCGGAACGCCATATGCGCTGTATTCTCCTGCTGTGAAAAACACGACATCATAATTAGTTCTCGACTCCAGTTCCTCGTAGACGAGCTCACAAATATCCTCTCGGACTTCACATCTGTCCACTCGTCCGTTCCACATGGATGAAAACTGATTGGGCTGATAAATCACCTCATATACGGTATCTGGAAAATATTCTGAATCCATCCGGTTAAGTACCGTATCAATAACAAGGCGTTTTCCTTCTTCACATTCGCCTTCGGCTTCCGCCATCGTGACAAGGGCGATCAGCTCTACATCTTCCCTAGACATTTCGGGTATCGCTTCTGTTGTTAATTCCTCCGTTTCCTCTACTGCAATCGGAATAGACTCCTCTTGTGAAACCGTAATAACCGGCTCAGTCTTTTCGACAACGATTGCTTTGGATATTGCAGCAACGTCTTCCCCCTCTGAGTGGAACTCAGACATAAAGAAGGAAGAAGCTATTACGATACCGAACAATATCGGAACCGTTATTACTTTGATTAACCTGCGCATAAATTCCTCCCAAATAAAAAGCTATCCCTAAGAATTACAGTAACTCCTAGGGATAGTTATAAATTTTTTCTCACATCAAATCCCAGATGTTTCCATCAACATTGAAATCCAGAAGGATTGCCTGATCAAACCCATTAACATAATCCGAATAACTCAGATTATCGGAATACAGACCGAAGTCAATGTAATTATCGCCTTTGGGATTTTCCGGATCATAAACCCAACCAACAATCTGGCCAGCTTTTGTTCTCGGAAGTCCAAGCATTTCATAAACCTCATTCAGAAATACACGCTTCTTCGCTTTCAGCAGGTCATTCGCATAACGCTCCTGAGCTTTGATGAACATCAGATTGTATTCGTTATTGCTTTCCCAGTGAGGATTCAGAATAGAATTCCCATCTTCATCCTGCGTGTACTTTTCAAAGAATCTGGCATAACCGCTGATATCCGCCGGACTTACCACAAAACCGTTTTTCTTAACTTTCTTTTCTTTTCCGGTCTCCTCGTCAATTACCGTTTCGTCAAACTTTTTGGCTTTGAGATTGTATTTCAGTTCGCGATCAACCTCTTCGCCAAACCGTTCGATAACACGACTACGATACTCTTTGAATCCCTTATCAATAGCTGCATAAGCTGCTCCCAGAGCCACATTTCTCTTACGAAGAATGTTGTTGGATGCCAGAATACTGGTGATTGACAACACTCCGACTACAACGGAAGGTCCATACAGTTTGGCGAATTTTACTCCGGTCTGGACATAAACAATCGCCAAATCTTTTTTGGCATCCTCACTGGAATACTGCTCCTTCACGGATTCGTCTTCCTCGCATTTATGAATTGCTTCGACATCTTCCTTCGTCTTATCCAGAATTTCTCCAACCTTTGTCGTTGCTTTACAAGCCATTACTGCGCTCGTAACCACGCCAATAACGCCGGCTACGACGAGAATCTCCGGACTATGCTTCTTTAACTGGAAACTGGTCTTGCTAAGAAAACCATTCATGCTCTTTACAATCTCTGCTTTTTTCATGGTTAGTTATTCTCCTCTTCTACTTTTTCTGTTTTCTTTAAATGGTCAATCAAATGCTGTGTGCACCAAAGAATTTTCTCCAAATCCTGAATTCCGTTTTTCTTCTTCCAACGGCAGGCATATTTGATGATATTAGCGGTATCGGTAGCCTCAATTCCTTTTAAATCAAAGGTAAAGGCTTCGATCACATCAATGACTTCCATACCTGTTTCGGAAATATAATGATCCGGATGAGATACCATCCTGTCTTCTGATTCATACATCTCAAATTCCTCCTTTACAATGGCATCGGTTTAGGCAGTTTCAAAATATAACCATCCCTTACCCGAACTGCTCTGCATCCTCCGATATCGGTCCAACCATATTTATTAGCAGCATAATTGTCATTGGATACGTTTGCCAAATCATAAAGATCCGCGACACTGACCACCTCATACTGTGCGATAATCTCATTCATGGCATCCAGTACCGACTCAGCATCCCCGCGAGTTTCAAATAAGAGTTCATCATATTCGTAGCTCGTCCGGCTCTTCGGTGCCGTATAATCTTTCTTTCCGCTATCGTAATACTTCTGATAGGATACCTTGGACGCTGTCGAATTCTTTTTCGACTTTCCGGCCTCTCCATAAAGAATCATATCAATACCATTGGTTACTATATCGGAAATTGCCTTTTTAATCGCCGGAACGAGAACGTCCATGACAATATAAGATTTCACATTATTGACATCTTCAGAAATGAATACGTCCGCAAACTTCTGCATCTCTGATTTTTTCTTCGGCTTTACCGTTCCAGAAATCACCTTTTCTACACGCTTTTCTGGAACGAGATCTTTCTGCTCCTCCTTTGATTTGTGGGAATTCGGCTTATATTCCTCCATTAAGTTGTCTCCTTTCCACTCACTAAACTAATCTTTCCAGGCAATATAATCTTTGTACCCGGAAGTCGATTATTCTTCTTTTTAAATTGATAGGTAAGATTTGACCTTGCCTTCTTTTCAGAGACCGCCCGTGTAGAAGCGGTCCAACGATTCGCAACACAATTGTTAAATTCCATCACTGGTCCGTCATACAAATATAAATTCATCAATGTCACCTCCGGATAAAAGAAAAAAGGGAAAGCACCTTGTTACAGGTACTCTCCCTCGTGTTGAAACACATTTTTCTCTTTAAGCTTCTTCGGAATCCTCTTTCTCGTTTTCCACGATCGGCTCTTCAGAATCATCCCACTCGGCGTCGATAATCTGCTGCTCTTTCTGGGCTTTGATCTTGGCAATCATCGGCTTACCCACATACTTGTAGATTACAACACCTGCAAGTACGGCCAAACCGATACCAGCCGCAACCTTAAACCCTTTTCCAGAACTCGCCTTAACAACCTCCTCAGTAGTTGCCTCCATAACCTCTTCGTTGTTCATGATTTCATTGGTTTCCATGTTTATTCTCCTTTCAATTCTTGAAAATGTGTGATTCTTCTTTCATTAAAGCCGCTGTATTTTTCGCGCGTTTATAACAAATTTCGGTAATCATATCGTGGAGCTACGCTGTAATCAATTACCAGGCAGGGAGTTCCATCGCTGGCTAATTGAGAGCTGAATGATAAATCGATATATCCACTATCGACATTCCACCCAAGTTCGTCGCCGAGTTTTACACTGTCCAGACCAATTTCGTAGTAGAAGTCATTTAGGGATACATACATATCATCCAGCATTTGCCGATTCAGTTCGCACTCTGCTTTTTTTATTTTTTCAATATCGCTTTTGAAGTATCTTCCGGAAATTGCATCGTAGCAGAGCGTATTCCCCTTTTCTGTAATGATTACCTCTCTTGTTACTACCGGATTCTTTTCAACCTTATCCTTAGCAACGGCATCTTTCACTGCCTCATTTTTCTTCTCCCCAAACATCTCAATTACTTTTCCCTGATAGTCTTTGAGTGCGGATTCGGATAAGGTATATGCTGTTGCAAGTGCAGCATTTCTCCGAGCATTCACTGAGCTGGCTCCGATCAGGCAGGCAACAGAGAGTGTTCCGGTAATCGCTGCCGGAATATAACACGCCCATGCCGTTTTCACCATATCCATTGCTTCAAGCTTTTCGGCTCCGATTTCCTCTTTTCTCTCTTCAATGAGAATCAGCGCCTTAGGCGTTGCTCGTACAGCCATAACCGTGGTTGTAATCATTCCTGCAATACCAATTCCGGTAAGAATCTCCGGACTATGCTTTTTAATCGCTGTTTTCAGTGACAAAAAGCTCTTGGTTATTTCTTTTTTCATTACTTCCTTCCTCCAATTCCTAAAGCTGTTTTGGATAACTCAAGAACCATGTGAAACGCTTCATCTTCGGTAAAGCCGGCTTCTACAAAGCGATCCTTCAGGTTCTTCATCCCAGAAGCAGCTTTTGCAAACATCTCTTTCTCTTCCAGATTTTTGATCTCCTGTTTGAGAAGCTTAATCTCGTTTTCTTTCTCAGAAATCTCTTCCTGTAAGGACTCTTTTGTTACCTTATTCTTTGGATTCCATCCTTTAAGAGTCTTATAAGACACTTTGTTTTCACGGGGCACAGGGCCCCTGGATTCCTGCTTAACCAACCAGAATTCCGGACGAACCCCAAAAGAGTACGAAGCGCCGATGTAGGACGTATTGCCAATGCCGGCCACACCAGCGAAACCAGCCGAAGAAAACTCCTCTTTTGTTGCATTTCTCAGCCATCCCCATGCAAGCTGATCCTCAAAACAAGCAATCCGATTCTTGCATTTCTTCATCAAAGGAAGCTGCTCATTGGTATCCGGTTCCAGATTCTTGTTGTCCCATTCGTCCTCATGGCCTACAATCTGACCAACAGTGGGTAGTGTAAGTCCGTAAATCTTGTCACGCAGTTCCTCCGGGAACGCCATATACAAAACCGTATCCATCCACTTTTTCAAATCGGACTTTTCAAAGCCGCCTTTGTTTGTGTTTCGGTTGTTCATAGGCCGACGAGTAACATAATCGTCAAATATAAACATGACACCCTCGTCCGTAACCTTGTGAGCTGTCGCCGTAAACTCCCCAAGCTCTGCCAGAGGAATAACCATCTGATCTCCTACCTGGATATTTGCTGTGTCGATTTCCTGCTTTCTTAATACCTTCATGATGTTTCTCCTTTCGAAAATATAAATTGTTGCGGTTATAAAATAAGACCGAGAAGTGTCTCGGCCGTATTTTCTGCTACTTGAAATATGTAGTTGTTTGTTGGCTCATCCGATATATGAAGGAATAGCTCCATTTTCAATATGAAGCCTTCTATCACCAAATCAGCTTCTGTCATCGGATGATCCATAATGGCCAGTAGAATTTCATCAACAGCCCACTTTTCATACGAACGCTCCATGATAGCTGATCTAGGCCAATTTCCTCCGGGTTCAAATAGATGCTCATTCGCATAATTTAGAATTTTTTGAATAACCTCGTCATTCATCAGCACTTGCTCCAAACTAAAAAGAAAGAGCCCTTGTTAGGACTCCTCTTCGTTTTCATCGTCTCTTTTGGCAAGTGCCTCATTAACCTTTTCCTCAATTTTTTCATCCATTTTCTTTTCGTTTACCCAATCGGTAAGGATACTTACTCCAAATCCGATCACCGTAACTGCAATACCAATGGCCTTGATAAAATTTTTGTTCTTCATAAAGCATTAGCCTCCTTTTCATAATACAGCCTGTAATTTTTGCGAATCATTCAAATTTGTTGACTGCCATCGTGTCGATAATGATGCACTCCAGTCCATCTTCTAACGTTGATTTATAATTATCAAAATCCAACCAATAGCAATCCATTTCTTCCACCATATAGGAAATATCCCAACCAAGATCATCGCCTCCGTCTATACCTTCAACTCCAAGGAATGATAGATATTCGTTTAACGAACAGTCACCCCCCGACAGCGAGATTCCGGTTTACGTGATATTGAGCATTTAGCACCGCCGCCATTGTGGTTCTGAAATACTTCTTCGAGGCAAGATCATAGAAAAGTAGCCGCTCACTTTCCGAATCCATATCCATGTTATAGACCTGATAGCCCCAATCGTATGTATGCACCATTGCATCTTTCGCCATTTCCGCATGGATTTTGCCATCCGCATCTTCCCCATAAACAATTTTGGCTGACTTCCGATATTGCTTATAGGATTCATTAAGCATGGCGTATGCACTCATCAAGGAAGTCTGTTTCTTTTGATTCAACGCGTTTGCTCCAAATATGCAGACAATGGTTGAAATTCCAAGTAACGTAGAAGGAATATAAGACGGTCCAGCCACTCGGATAATTTCCACTTTGGTTAGATTTTCACCCTTCTCCGCCTCCGCTTCTTTCAGCAGTTTTATTGCTTTGGGAGTTGCTCGAACGGCAGTAATGGTCGTTACGATAACTCCAACAGAAGCTACTACTGATGGATTAAGGATAACGATAGAGTCACAGTCCCAACCATATAAACCAAAGTACATATCGTCAGCCTTTTTGTCTTTATATTCGCTTCCATACCAACATAATTCGATTGCGTCATAGCCTTGTCTTACACATTCTTCAAAGTCGATTACCTTATTCCAGAAAATAGAACAGTTACTCCCGATGGTTGGTAAACAGTCTAAATCTTTCATACAATGAATAATGGCAACTTTTGAATTATCACATAACTGAAATTTAAAAGAATTATTCTCATCGCATTCTCTAAACTCCTCCCGTTCGCACCAGTCCTTCCATCCAAAAGTCGCATCCTGGCGAGACGCCCATAGTCCACCAAAAGGCTTGCTCCAATTTCTATGATTGCTTATCGGGAAGTTTCTCGACGGTTCAAAAAATGTAGAACCGTAATGAACGTATATAGGTTTTTGCATGGCGTTCTCCTTTCGTTTTATTCTATTCCATGGCATATAATAGGTCTTGAATGTTTTCGCCGACTATCTTAGCGGCAGTAAATATAGAACTGTTCTGTTGATTCATAGAAGCAAAGTCTTCCATTTTCTCTGTAAACGATCGTGCCATTGCTTCCAGATTTTTTATAGACGTTTTGGTTTGGGGGTAAATATGATTGGCTACATAATTTCGAAATTCTCCAATCGCCCATAAGGTATTGCTCGTCTTTGCAAACCCGTTCTTGTCAAACACCGGATTTGGCAACCATTCGTCCATTTCATACATATCGCACAGAATCAACTCCAATTCGTCCAAGCTCAAGTTTCTGATCACCTCCTTAAAATCCCCCTTTCCTGATTGATAAAAATAAAAGAGAACCAGTATCAGATTCGAACTGATTACCTCCACAGAAATGTGGCGCTCTACCAATGAGCTAACTGTTTCTCCATAATAGGAATTGTAAATTTTGCGAAGTAAAAAGAAAGAGCCATTGCTGGCTCAATCCTTTTAATTCAAACCGATCTTCTTCAGAATTTTCATGAGTTCTTCTTTACTCATATCCGCATCAATACTTACATGCACATGTGCTTTCTCATCTGAAATCGAAGCATTCAACTCGTTTAGCTGGATATCTACGCTATATCCAAGCTTTTTATGTAATACCCCTTTTGCTAATTTCGAAAGCAACATTCGTGTAAATTTTGAGCTGATTTTCATTTCGTCCATCACCTTTAAACTCCTTCGCTTTTAATCAGTTTTCCATAAAAGGAGCTGTGATATTTGCGCATTAAATATCCCGTCTGTCAAAGACAGTTTCCCAACGTTCTCTCTTAATTGGCTTCATTTTTAAAGCCCACATAATCTGGCGAACCGTCACAGTCGGATAAAGCCCGTCCGTAGCCATCCCAGAACGTATATCAAAGTATTCTTTAAAATGCGGATGCAAATATAAATCATCCGTAATCCATGGGTCCACTTCTCCCCACCAGGTGCTCTTCGTTTTCTCATCAAATCGTTGTTGGATAACTGCCAGTCCCTTTTCCCCGATTTGGAACAGAGTGCAGCAATGATAGACTGGATGATCGCAAAAATATACTTTTCCATACATCGATAAATAGATGTCCGGTTTTTCATAATGGTATCGCATCATTTATTCTCCAAAAAGAAAAAGCCTATGCCAAAGCATAGACCTTCTCTCAATAATATTTTTAGTCATCAAATAGCTTACATGACGTTTTGCAATATGGGTATGGTCCTCCGCAGGCTCTGCATCCGGCTGGCGGAATATCTCCTTGTTCCATATCGAGCATTTCTTCCGTCCATTCTACTTCTTCATCGGACTCATACTCGTAATCTTCTTCGTCCACCTTTAATCCACACGATGGACAGATATAAACTCCGCATCCAGTCTTCGGATCTTCTGCTTGCCTCATAACGGCTCCACACCGATTGCAAATCGCATATCCGTTATTCAGGTACTCAATCAAAGTCATCAACCCCCATTTCAAATGGGGGTTTGGTTTTAACCCCTCCGGGGTAGTTCCCGGGTTCCGCCAGAGGCGGGATTTCGCAGTACCATTTATACTGGTCGCCTCCTAAAGAAGGCATCTCTACTTCCTTCCGTCCTCTAGCTTATCATTTTCTTCTTGTTCCTGAATGTATTTGATAATTGTTTCTTCGTTCACATTTCCTACCGTTGATACATAGTATCCTCTTGCCCAGAAATGCCTATCTCCCCATTTTGTTCGATATTCTGGATGTCTGTCAAAAAGCATCAACGTGCTTTTCCCCTTCAGATATGACATAAATTCCGATACACTCATTTTCGGGGGAATTGCCACATACATATGAATATGATCTTTACATACTCTGCCATCTATCAGGGCAACTTGTTTCATCTCGCACAACTTTTTTATGATTTCTACTATGTCCCTCTTTAATTCCCCATACATTATTTTCCTTCTGTACTTTGGAATAAAAACAATATGATAGGTGCAATTCCAACGTGTATGTGTTATACTCTGATTATCCATATGGATACCTCCTATGTTTTTTGATATGGCCTGCGAAACCAATATCATTATAACATAGGAGTTTTTAATACTCTGGGCAACGCTACAGCTTTGCCTGTTCCCCCATCTCAGATGGGGGATTAAAAGACTTTTTCATTCAATACCTTCTGGTTTGATAATTTTGTGGCTCATAAATATTATCTCCTTTCGTTTTTCGAAAGAACCGCTATTATTGTACGGTTTCTTCCGGTGTACGGTCAAGAGACAAAGAGCTCTTTGACGCATCTCCTTTCCATAATAGCGTCTGTAAAAATCACGCAAAAACGAAGAGGACATGTGTATATCACGCCCTCCTCATTTCTTACCGGTTAATTATTTCTTTGTCGGTCTAAAACGATTGAACAATCCTCTGAATGTTGTCGAGGTATAAGTTCCGGTTTCCTCAAACTTAAATCCTTTCCGCATCCAGATACCGTAGAACATCAACGGTATGAGAAGCTCTGCCGCTGCAATACCCAGTCTGAAATATCGATCTTTCACCTGTTCGTCAAGCTGAGAGCGCTTATATTGCTCATCCTGCACATCGGCCTTGATCTGCTCGTCCAACTGAGATTTCTTAATCTCGTTTTCCCGGACACTCGCTTCACTTTCCAACGTACGCCGGCTTCGCTTATCCTCCGCGTCCAGCTCGCTTTTGGTTTCCTCGATTCTCAAACGGTACAGCTTTGCCAGATCCTCTATAGCCTTTGATTTCTCTTCGCTACCCGAATCCAGAGAAGATATCGCCTGAATCTCCGCTGCTATCTCCTCGTTCAGCAATTCTTTGATGTTTTCACCCATTTTAGTTCTCCTTTCGTGAATTCATTAACTGTTCCATAAAAGGACTTGTTATTCATGCGAAATATAATTTTTGATGTTGACTTTCAAGACCACATATCTTTTCTTATATATCGCATCCGCTCCCTTATGGGACAGTTCCAAAAACAAATAAGGTCCGCTGTCTGGATCGGATTGATCGACCCGCAGCGAACCAACGACATCCCTTCGGAATACCTGTCGTCCGAAGACAATCCCAATAATGATGCCAATAATCATGCAAAGAATGAGCTCCATATTCAATCCTGCCTTTCCAAAACATTTTTCCAAATTTCCTACCCGGGATTTTTTCACATATCAACATAGCATGTCTTTCGGATACCTTGGTACTGTGTTTTATCCTAGGATAAAAAAGAAAGAGCCATTGCTGGCTCAGTCTTTAAAGATGTTATTTCTGCGTTCCCTCGCCCTCATACACAATTTTCTTTCTCATGTCGGACCAGGCAATATACCGCTCTTTTCGACATACAGGACAATGGAATTTACATACCTTTCCTCCGATGTCCACCACCTCTTTGCTGTCTGCCTCCAATCGGCTCTGACAATTCGGACAGTTGAAGCGATAGACTTTCTTGACTGCTATGTCTACAATCTTCATTTCAATCCCTCGCTTTATTCAGTAACCAGAAGAACCGTCTGTACAAGTTGTAGTAAACATCCTTGCAGCATGGGATATTTAATCTAGCTTTCAAGATGTCATAAGACCATCCTTCGGTTACGCCTTTTAAAATATAATTGGATAATTCCGCATCTGTTGCAATCGCCGTTTGCTCGACCGTTTTCATACGATCCAAATAGTAAGATCGAGCTTCTGCACATCGAGCTGTCGGATCGCCAGTCGTTCTGTTTCTTGAGAATATCTCCATATCAGCAGGCCGGCGGCTAAGCCCATCCAGAGCGGCATATGCTTTCTTCCATATCGGATACTGTAGGCAGAAATGCTTCAATTCATAGTACCGGTGACGCTCAATCCAATATGGGTTTTTCTCGGATAATTCTGGACGAATCGTTGTTGCCATATTAACGTTTCTCTCCTTTCCATAAATATCCGGTTTCTTCCCAGAGCCGCTTTGGAGAAATATAAAAGTTGATGCGTCCGTACTTCGAATTCATCTCTTCGATATTGGTAATCAACTTTCCGTTTCTAGTCGCTTTTCCAATGGGAAGCCATCCGGATATAATACCGGCTCGAACCCAGGAAGCATCTTTCCCGTATACTCTGGCGACGACCGCTACCGGAACGGAGCCTGGTGCAAATATCATTTCTTCCATTGGCTGTTACCTCCTTTCAACGGCTATTCTAGGATAGGAACCGCAATTTGTTAAAACAACCTCAGTGGCAAAACGACAAAAAGAAAGAGCCCTTGTTAGGGCTCCATTCTCTTGAAATATAATTTTTGTAATTTTGCTCTCATTCTTGTCAATTCGATTTGAATCGCTTCTGCTTGACCAAAATTCTTACATCGTAAAAGCATATCCTCAAATATTCGAATTTTAGTCTGTAAGTGCTTTTCCTCTTTTGACATTATGAATCTCCTTTCGTTTTATCTTTCACAAAAGGAGTTGTAATTCCTGCGAATTCCTCCATCGAATCATCGTCATTTCACAAGGGTAATCCTCATATCCATATGTTTCGCAAGTAATAAATCCTTCCAGAACGCCACGAATTACCTCGGCTTCGTACTGTTTGTATGGAAAAATATAATCCGGCAATTCCCTATGTATCTGTCCGCAAACAGGGCAACGAAACCGTTCCACCTTTACCCATGATGTTTTTCTTCCTTTTGTTCGCACAATTCTCGACACGTTATCATACCGTTTCACCCTTGCCCCGCAGTTCCGACAGGTTAATTTTTCATCACTAACCATATACCCATCCTTTTAAAAAGTTTAGTGTAGGAGTTGACAATTCCTACACTATCATATATGATTACTGATGATAAATCAACCTTGCCACGCGGAAAATCTCGTTTTACAAAGGTATTGAGGAGGTATGAAGCATGTTGATAAAATGCCCTGAATGTGAGTTGCAGGTAAGCGACAAGGCGACATTCTGCCCCCATTGTGGTTATCCCATGCAGCCAGATGTCAGACCTAGGAAGCCTCGAAGTAAAAATAACAAACGGAGACGGCTCCCTAATGGGTTTGGACAGATCAGTGAAATTAAGAACCGGAATCTAAGAAACCCTTTTCGGGCCATGGTTACAGTTGGAAAAACGCCAGAGGGAAAGCCGATCTGCAAGCCACTAAAGCCGGAATCTTATTTTCCAACCTATAACGATGCGTATGCAGCCTTGGCAGAGTACAATAAGAATCCATATGATTTGGAACCCGCTATCACAGCAAAAGAACTGTATGAAAAGTGGACCGAAGAATATTTCAAGACTTTGAAGAATGATTCCAGTGCAAGAGCCGTAGACTCTGCATGGGCGTATTGTTCGTCTGTCTATGATATGCGAGTTATGGATATCCGAGCTCGCCATGTGAAAGGCTGTATGGATGAGGGCGTCGCCATCGTAAAGGGAAAAGAGCAGAAACCGAGCGCTTCCATGAAGAACAAAATCAAGTCTCTATTCAATCTGATGCTGGATTATGCTTTGGAATATGAAATTGTCAAACAGAATTACGCTCGAACTTTTACCTTGACTGATGAAACCATCAAAGAAATTCAGACCGTCAAGAAGGAACACATTCCATTCTCCGACGATGAAATGAAGTTACTTTGGGAACATGTTGATGATAAATATTGTGTTGATGTTCTTCTGATTCAATGTTATTCTGGTTGGAGACCACAGGAATTGGGATTGATTGAACTGAGCAATGTTGATTTATCGAAATGGATCTTTACTGGTGGCATGAAAACAGAAGCCGGCGAAGACCGAACCGTACCTATCCATCCCAGAATTCAATCCCTTGTGGAACGAAAATATAGAGAAGCCGAAAAGCTAGGAAGCAAATATCTTTTTAACTATGTCGATCCAGATAGCCGACAGAAAAATATCAAGCTTACCTATAACCGCTATCAAAGAGTATTTAGCCGCATTCGTGACGAGCTTAATCTAAACCCTGAACACCGTCCGCACGATGGCAGAAAACATTTCGTCACGATGGCAAAAAAATATGGCGTGGATGAGTACGCCATCAAATATATGGTGGGACATAAGATCACGGATATTACGGAAAAGGTCTATACGGCTAGAGAATTTGATTGGTTGCGAGAAGAGATTGAAAAAATAAAATAGCTTGTAGACCGGACGAACCCCATAAGAGCCCGAAGCGCTGCCGTAGTGCGCATAGTCAGCGTAGTCCACAACAGCGAAAAGAGCCGAAGAAACGACATCTCTGAGCCAGAAAAGGGTTCGGACGCTTAACAAAGTGTAGGAATATAGATATAGGAATGGTGCAGGAATAATGTACGAGTTACCTACATTTCCCTGCTTTTACCCACTCCTAACCACTTCTAAAAGTATTGATTTTACTTGATTTTTGACAAATCTCTTGTCTAGTAAGTTTCTATCATAGAAACAAAAAACCCAGTATTTTCAATGGCTGAATAGCAAAGGTGTAGGAATGCTCAAGAAGTAAACGACATTTCTACACCTTTTTCCACTCTGATTTACATCTAACTCATGATCCGTTTATACGATAGAACTATCTTCTATGATGTCTCCGTACGAATCAAATATCACATTATTTCTTGCTTTGCGATATACAGTCCGCCCATAAAGAACATCCTCTGAAGAATCCTGTATTGCATGTCCGTTCGAGTCTTCCAGAACATCCAAGAATGTAAACTCATTCGGATAACCATCAAAGGCCGTTCCCGTTATCAACGTTCCGTCCGCTTTATGAGCAGTATAACCACGTAATAGAGATTCTTCAGTTACGGTATCCCCAGTCAGGTCTATGAGGGTTCTGCCGCTGTAAACGACTTTACTTGTAGCCATTTAAGCCTCCCTCCTACCCGATAGTTACCGTAGTACCTCCAGCGGGATTTTCACTCTCATTGTATGGGATTGCTTCAACCGTAACCTGAGACAAATAATTGTATCCGTCATCAGAATCCGGAAGGATTGTTTGCGATTCCGTCGAAGGTGTTACTGTCTTTGCCTGGGGTTTGGCATCTTCTGTACCAGACATGGCGCCTTCTACACCCAGCAAGGTAATACCTTCCCGAATGTTGTCTGGAATAAGTTTCTCTTTTTCTGATGCTGCAATACCAACTTTACCAGAACCGTCATGGTGTCCCTGCGGAATGGTGTACTCTTCATCCTTAGCAGAAATCGTTCCAGTCACCGCTCCGTTATTCTTCATGGTTCCCGTCAGTTTCTGACCTCGTACGTACGCGGTCTTTCCCTGAAGGATTTCAGCAACAGCAGCCGTCGCATCGGAAGAATCTACATCGTATTCACAAGTACCTGTGATTGACTCCCCCCCCTTGTCATGGGCGGTAAAGCCGGAAAGAATCTTATCAGCAGTTACGGTATCGCCGGTCAAATCGATCAATGTCTCTCCACCGTAGATTACTTTGTTAATAGCCATATTCTCTCATCCTCTCTTTTTGAGACATAAAAAAAGAACGGTTGCCCGCTCCAGTTACTCGTCTTTATTTGCCTGTTTAATAATTTGATTCACATAGGTACTGAGGCCCGCCATTAAAATTCCCTGAACGATTGCCGTAAATATAGCCATTGCAATCTCCTGACCGTTCCCCAGTGGACACGTTGCCAGAACCCAAATCCCACAAAGGACGATGCCAGAAGCACCGAGAATCAGCGGAATATACTTGTCCTTAATTGTCTGCGTCTGTTTCAGACCCATACCACAGAAGTACAGGACAATCGCCACGACGATCAGTTCCGGCTGCACATAATTCATAATCTGTTCCATCATGATTTTTCCTCCTACTAATTTTCTTCAACATATGTCGATTTGTGGATGGGAAGTTTATTGACTTCCAGCATGATTTTCTGTGCCGAACCATTCCCACCCATTTTTTCATAAGGTTTATAAAGGTAATCATTGAGGTTTTCATACTCGTCTTGAGTGATCCATCCTCGTTCGATATAACACATTCCAAGATACACAATCCGGTCATGCGCTAATCCGATGAGCATTTGAGTTTTTACATCTTTCTTTTCGCCTCGTTTCTGGATATACGCCCAAAACCCAGAAGAAGCTATGACGGCGCAAACAATTGTTGCTACCATTTGAAACCATGGCTCCATTTTAGCATCCTCCAATATTTATTTGATTTTGTCGGTTACAACGATCTTTTTGTTGACAATCGTAATCGATTTTTCAAACAAATCTTCATAGAGACCTATTAAGTTTTTCCTTTGCTCCCTGGATAAAAGCTTATAGAAGCCTCCCATCCAGCCTCGAAACATGTTCTCTACATTTTCATACGAAATCTCCTCATTCTTCACCTTGACAGCGAGCTTCTTGAGCTTTCTTCGCATCGTAGTAACCCGCTTTGAATTGATTCGTTTGATTATCTTTCCGGAATCCGTTAAGCTATATTTGATTTGCAGAAATTTATAAGTGCTGGAAATCTTCACAATACGAGTTTTCTTCTTATTGATATGGATTCCATACCCTTCTGCAATCCGATGAATATTATCGAGCAAATCCAACAATTCCTCTTTACTCGGATTCATGATGTACCAGTCATCCATGTATCTTCCATAGAACTTCTGACTCCGTACATACTTGACGTAATTGTCAATCCGGTACGGATAATAAATCCCAATTACCTGAGATAGCTGGTCGCCAATGTTTACCGACTTCTCCATCCACTTTTCGCCTGTCAGTGTGGATTCCGGAATTTTCCTATACTCCAGCTTGTTGAAAGTATCGGACATACATCTGGCGTATTCTTCATCCGTCATATAAGAAACATCGATTTTGAATCCATCAAAAATCTGTGTCAACAGCCAGTCAATAAATTCATCGTCATTAAACAGCTTTAAGAGTTCCCGTTTAGCAATCTCATGAATAATATTGTCGTAAAACTTGGAAAAGTCACCGAACAATATCCACCCTTCATTTCCATACAACCGATAGTATTTACGGAGATGAACTTCGAACCTGTCCCGTTGGTGGGAGATACCTCTTCCTTTAATCGAGGCGCAATTGTCGTAGATAATATGCTTCTTCACTTCTGGAAGCAAAACTTCATCGCATAAGACATGCCGAATAATGCGATCCCGAATTTGAATACTTGTAATAGGTCTTACTCGGCCTCTCTCAAACAGCGTGAATTCCTGCGTAGGTCCATTTTGAAGGGTCCGATTCATCAGGTCATCTTGAATGGAGAAGATGTACCGAAGAAAATTCATCATGAATTTCTGGGTAGTCTCCTTCCATTTGCTGGTTTTGACAGAAACCTTGTAAGCCCTATACAAGTTGTTGGCGTCACAGATAATCTCCTCATAGTCCATAAATCATTCACCGTGATAGCAATACTTACCGTAGTAAATTGCGTCCGGCTTTGCTATTTATCCATTCGGAAAGGATAATGTCTCCTTCTCTGTTGGTTAGGCAGAGAATCCGGACGAACTCCATTAGAGTTCGAAGCGTTGTTGTAGTTCGTATTGCCATTGTTGTTCACATTAGCGAAATTAGCCGAAGAAACGACGCATAATTAGACATTACCCTCTTAACTGTGACTTGATTCGGTTATCTCGTTGACGCCACTTCTTTATCAATCCGATTTCTCGGTCGATAGCTTTAACATAGCGACTGTAGAGATTAACGTCCACTTCGAATATCTCAACGATTCGTTGCAACTCTTTCAAAAGTTGCTCGCAGTTTACTATGGCTGTATTCTGATAATCTCTTCTTTTCTCATATTCATGCAGCGTAGTCGGATAGATAGAATTTGCTGCCCGCACATTGCTCGTCAACATGGAAGCCAACTGGTCAATGCGATTTTTGTAATTCAGCATCAAATATCTATACCGTGAAAAATCTTCTGTCGCATCCTTTCCGTGAGCATATCTTACTCGAACAAGCTGATCCAAATCTTTCACTCCGAAACTACGCTGCATAAGGTCGATTAACATATCATGTAATTCAATAGAATATGTAATCGCTTCAAATTTGGATTCGGTCCGGTCACTCACAAGGACGCTCATTCTTCAGTGTACTCCGTCCAATTGCTGCTCGGGGTACCGGGTTCCCATACATTTGCGTCAATGTCGGAAATCCATTTCTTCCCGTTGTGAGTCACCTTTGCTCCTTTGGAATAGGAATCATGTGCACCTGTTGGCTGTACCCATTCGGGCCATTCAATGGCTGGATCATCTATTCTAACCCACAAGGAAACGGCATCTTCCGGAGCCCAGGCCGACTGTGAAATATGATCCTGTAAACACTTGTAAATCGTGTCGCCATACCGAACACGATCGTCTTTCTTATAACTTACAGAATCCGCAGACCATTCGGGGAAGATAGAAACCACGGTAAGAGCTTCCTCATCGGACAGAGTTTTTACAGCCATCATGGCTGCCGCAGACATAAATGCCTTCTGTGTGATTTCCTGATCAGAAACATCCCGGAGAGCAAACCAGTATTCGGAATCACCCATCTTAGTGATATGAATGAGGTCCATATTTTTATGGATTTCATCCTGCTCGCCATCATTGATAATAACTTTGGAAAGGTTCCCGCTAAATACAGACTTTTCGATTTCGGTAGACGAAATGAAGTTGTTGCCATTCAGCTTCAACTGGTCGATGACATGTCCGTTTCCGAGGGTGATTTTATAAACTTTATTATCCATTTTGATTCTCACCTTTCTTTAGAGTTTTTCTCTTTATAACACAAATTGTTGTCACCTGCGTACGGTTTTTCACGGGGGCACAAGGCCCCTGGATTCAGACTAACCAATAGCGAAGACCGGACGAACTCCACGAGAGTCCGAAGCGTGGTGGGCGTTCGCATCGCCACCGGCGTCCACATTAGCGAAACCAGCCGAAGAAACGACATCTCTGAGCCAGAATGTTGCACGATTGGAAATCAGCTTCGGAACTACTGTGAACAGAGCAAGCTGTGTCTTTCCGATAGTGTAATTCGTCGGGATTACCGTCCCGTTGTTCATCGCCGCATATACATGGCATCCATACATCATAATCTCATTCGGGAGATCAAGCGTAGAATCGAACCAAGCTCCTGCTGAAGCGTGTCCGTCGGTAACGGCATTTGTTAGGTATTCGCGGTGAGTAAGAATCAAATCACCGAAGGCGCTTGCTGCCAATGTTTTTGCCTGATCCAAATTCTCCGTGTACATCAGAGAGCCAGTATAGCCGCCAGTTGTAATATTGGTCTCATTCATCTGAGCATTATAAAGCAGCTTATCCGGCATGATAACCAGATGCGGAGTGGTAAATGCTGTGTCGCCACAGTTATACCAGTAATCGAAATCTACGATTCTCCATGTATAGCTGCCGATTGTCCAGTAATCGCCCAGGAAGAAGCCTTTGAAAGTTCCATTCTTGATGTTGGCTTTCTGCTCTTCTGTAACAACGGCACCCAGATTTTTCCCCCTGTAAATCATCCGGCGCTGTTCTTTCGGAATGAAAGCATCCAGCATAGCAAAAAGCGCGTCATCCGCACCAATAGCCTTGTTTCCTTCAGCCGTTCCAATCAGCAGTTTGTCATCCGATGTCAGCGCGTTAATCTGCGTAAGTTCCGACAGATTGACACCGGAAATAAAATCCTGAGAGCTGATAAGCCCAATCAATGACTTAATGAAATCCGCCACCAGAATTGTTTTGGTCCCATTGTTACCGTCAATTAAGACCATATTGCTCGAATCCAGTGTCTGGACCTTTTCATAATCGGTAATTTTCATCTCGATATATCCTCCTTTTACTTAATACAAAAAATAACGCGGCCGTCGATAGGCTGACCGTTGCTATCCAGAATCAAGGAGCTGGAATATGCACGCGCCACAATCGGGTCCACGTTACTGTCAATGATAGTTCCTTCTGATGAATCGAGAAGATTGTCGTAATTCTCGTATCCATTGTCATAAAGCTTGTTGTACACGGTAAATTCCGTCCGAATTCCATCTACAATTTCTTCCAGAATCTTCGTCCTTTCCTGCAACTCCAATATCTGGTTTGCCAGGTTCGCTTCCACATCTTCCGAAAGAGTATCCTTCAACTGCTGGAACCACTCATCAAACAATGCCTGAGCGTTTTCTCTCCACGCAGCCATTTCAGATGTATTGTTGTTCGTGTACTCATTAAACCAAGACGCCCATAACTGTTTCCAATAGGCGTTTGTCTCCTGCATATCCGCCGTCTGAGCAGCATACCAATCATCCCACTGCTTTTCCCATTCCAGATAAGATTGCTGGATTTCTTCCGTCTGGGCGTTGAACCATTTTGACCACTGGTCTTTCCACTGCACAACCAGAGCGTCAATAGACATCATCTCCAATGGAGCCGTTACGAACGGACACTCCGATGTACCAACCGCATTTGTAATGTCTGCCTGACGAATGGACGTAACGCCAGAATTTACCCGAATATATGCCAATGGATACTGCCATCTGTCGTTTGTGCTGATCATCGTCGGTTTCACCGGATTGGTAGCTGGTGTGCCTTTGATGATTTTAATTGCGTTTGCGCGAACCGATTCCCTTGAATCCACTTCCAAAACAACCGCATCAATTCGATTCAGAATCACTTCTGACTGCGGCACTGTCAGTGGAAGTAAGGCGTCATTTAGTGTCCAAGTATGATTGAACCATGCTCGACCGATTCCGACATTCACCATCATGCCAGTAGATGCATTCACCATCATAGCAGTCCCGACATGCTGCAAAATGCCGTCACGAATGATCCCATCAAAAATACTGGACATTTGAATTGCATCGTATCGTCTATCTTGGTTCTTTGAATTGTAGAATCCATAAGTGACACTCATTTTTCTTCACCCCTTTCCTGCTATTCTACGGTAACGAATGTCGGATACGAATCGAGTCCTTCTTTGCTCTGGGAGCGAATGAATTCTGTGACACGGGCTTTTCCTTCGATCCCGTATTCGTTCACAATCTGTATCATATCTCCCAGGAAAAAGTCTTCTCCATATCGGTACATCCTCGTTGTTTCAACCTTACCTTCAAAGGATTTGGTTGCGATGTTCTCAGCCAGATTTTCCAAACCTCTTTGAGAAAGCTGTGCGTTATACTCGGCGTCTGTCAACGTTTCATTATCCACGGTCGAAGAAACATCCCTGGCATCCGTGTAAAGCTCTCTTCGATTTAAACCTGTTCCGGCACCAGACGCACAAGCTACAGTTGTAGTCCTCCGATCAGCTCCCTCTCCCTCTCCAGCAACCAAAGTAACGGTTTTCAAAGTCTTCTTTGATTCCAGATAATTGGTATTGATTACATTCTCAAATTTGGGAGAAAAGATTACGTATGGATTCGTAAACTGATCATAAGAACGGTCTGCGCCAGCATAGAGCTTAAAGACAAACTTGTTATCATCGGACAGCTTGATTCGGAAACCGACATTTTTGGAATCGCACAGTTTTTTAATGGCATCATACAGATTGTCTCCGGTAAACTGTGCATCTACCGTCAGTCCGGTAATCGCTGGGTCCGTGGATGCCTCAAATATCAGTCCTTCCACCTTTCGGGAAGCATCGGAAGGACTAATGATGTTCTCGTCCAGCAGCTTTTTGATTCCATTTTGAAAGTTTCCGCTCAGAATCGTCTGCTTCCAAATGATACGGCGCTCCAGAATGGATTCCAACGACCTTCCAGTGACCGTGAAGTGGTTTCCGTTTTCAGCATCGGACTCAATCTTTCTATCCTCGACAATCATGGTCTGGTCGGATTCCTTCAACCAGAGATAATAATCATCTTTCAGGATTTCAAGAACAGAATCGTTGATGCTTGTATATACCTCGAAATCTCCATAGGCGGAATACCGCTCCGTCCATATCAGAGACTCAAAGGTATCAAGCACAGAAAGCATTTTCAGAGAAGTATCCAGAACAATCAATTCCATAACTATACCCCCTCAAACGCTGTTCTGTTTTCAATCTTAAACTGCACATTGGTCGTTCCTTCTTCCACCACATAAGCGAAAATATTATCACCTTTAGAAAGCTGAAACCAGTCAGAATCTTTGTCAAGGCAGTTTAAAATATTGGTGTAGATACCGTTTCGGAGAAGCGTAATTGATTTATCCCCTTTAATGGTGGAGATGATGATTTCATCGCCGGCAACCATTCCGGAACCCGTTAGCTGCTCCAATTTATCAGTATCAATACGCATTACCTCTCTCGTTCCGGTATTGTAAATCGTAATATTTTTCACGTTTCCGATCGCATGGATGGTAATTACAACCCCAATCTCAGCATCGCCAGAATAATAAACTGTCTGCTCGGTTTCGTTCTTGATCTCGCCGAATTCAATCAGAGATTCAGTCAAAGATTCATTGGAAAAAGCAAACTCAAACAGAGGTTCTACCCCATAGAAAATCGTTGTGTTGGTTCCATCCGGACCAGCAGAATAAAAATAAGGATCGGGACACACGATGGAAATCTGCGTTGTCTCGTCACTGCTGAAAATATCCGGCTCATTCGATTCCACATAGCCATAGGTCTCACAAATACGATTATCCGTCTCAATGAGAAGTGTTACTCTCTTCTTTATCGGAAAATATTTGTAGGAGTCATGTCTAGTGTCTTCGATCTGCGGATTAAACATCAATTTCAAAGACATGACAATATTTCTGGAATTTACTCTTGCTGAATTATATAGTGAACCGTCATTTGTAGAGATTTCTGTCGTGTTAATATCTGCTTTGCTCGGCCCCAATCCACTGATAGATTGAACAGCGAACCCGGATTCCTCCGGGAACGCTAATTCAAATCTCTTTGATTCGCCCAAATAATTAGTTACAGTTACCGCTCTAATCATGTGTTACCCACCAGCCCTTTCATCGCCGAAAATTGATTCTTTGTCTGCCGATAAATATCAATTCTCGACAGAGCCTTAGGCGAATAATTGTTTTGCGTGAATTGATAGGTATTTCCAGTAGGAGAACTTTCTCCATTTTGAACTTCCATCTCGGAAACCCGGTCATTCATTCCAGTGCTGACGGACAATGCCTGATTTCTGCTAAACAGAGTATTCAGCCTTCCAGTCCCTGCTTCCACAGCAGACAGATCAAGAACCGGTCGAATAGTAGGCTGGACATCCATATCCGCGTCCACATAATCTGCAATTCTGGAAATGATGTCATTCAGTCCGTCAATAGAGGATCTGGCAATTTCCTGTCCAGCTTTTCCAGCCTTGGAGACATTGTCAATCAACGCATTTATGAAGCCGACTCCCGCAAAGTTACCGATTCCATAGAAGCGTTTAGAAGGGGAATGCTCATCCAATTCATCTTCTGCCGCTTCTGCGGCTGCTGCTGCCATAGCTCTCGCTTTTGCTTCTGCTTTCCAAGTATTTTCACTGATACCATCACAGAAACCGTCAACCAGATATGAACCAGCAGATTTGAACTGGCTATAATAATCTTTGATAGCAGTTATGGAACCACTCAACGTGGTTGTAAATGCGGTTCGGAGTTCACTATCCTTGCTTCTCACACCAGCAATCAGCTTCACCATGGTCTGGGTTCCGGTCGATGTAAATTCCCCATACTTATTTCGTATTGCAGTCAAACAACCGCTAACGATATTGGTAAAGGTTGTTCTGGAAGGACTATCCTGAGATCGTACTCCGGCTATAAACTTAACCATAAGTGTGGAACCACTGGTCTGGAACTCGCCCTGTTTTCCATTGATAGCTGTCAATACAGCCTGAACCAGCGTGGTGAACGTTGTTGTCAGTTCGGATTTCTTTGCATTTGCTCCATTGATGAAAGATGACAACATACTCGAAGCCGCAGCCGTTACTTTCGATTCTGCATTATTGAACGCATTGATAAATCCGGTCACACCAGTTTCACCAAGTGTTGTCAATGCGGAACTGAAAGAAGTCATACCGCTTGTATCCAGACCAACCATCCCATTTGCCATACTTACAAGCCGATTTGTCTGGGTAATTACTCCGGACAGCAATGTCGTATCAATACCGCTGATGCTGTTGTAATAATTGCTGAAATGAGCTCCGAACGAAGCCATATCGCTGCCGAAGCTGGCAAGTGTCATATCATCAGAGAACCATCCACCTTCTTTGGGAAGACTTTTCTGAAGCTCAACAATGGATGTCGCAGCATTAGTCGTGGTAGTAACGATATTCGCATCCACATCCTTCATATAGTCGGAGTATTGTGCGAAGCTCTTACCAAAGGAAACCAGGCTCGTACCAAAGGCTGCAATATCGTTGTCTCCGGTAAACCAGCTTACCAATCCACCCGTATTCGGTAATGTATTTGCCAATTCAACCACTGCTTTGCCAGCCGTTGCAGAATTCGTAACAGCCTCCACATCAATGCCTGCAATTGCGTCAGAATAGGATTTCATCGCTTTACCGAACGGCACCAGCTTTTCCCCGAACGTATCCATGTCGTTCTCTCCAGTAAAGAAGCCAACGACACCTCCACTGTTTGGAACCGTATTTGCCAATTCGATCAAAGCTTTTCCCGCTGTAGCAGATTCCACGATCACATTCGCATCCAGACCCTTTACAGCCTGAGAGAATAGCATCATTGCTTCACCAAACGGCACAAGCTGCTCGCCAAAAGCGTCCATATCATTTTCGCCAGCAAAGAATCCTACCACGCCTCCGGAATTCGGAATTGTGGTCGCCATTTCGGCCATGGCCTTTCCTGCGGTAGCAGCATTTGTAACGGTATCTGCATCCAGTCCTCTTACGGCATTTGCAAACCCCATCATCGCTTCGCCAAATGGAATAAGCTGGGCGCCGAAAGCACTCATATCATTTTCGCCTGTAAAGAATCCGATAACCCCTCCAGAATTAGGAAGAGTTGCCGCCATCTCCGCAAGCGTCCTTCCGGCGGTGGCCGCATTTGCTACTAATTCCCCATCCATACCAGCAATGGCGATGGAAAAATCACGCATAGCTTCACCGAAGGGAACAAGTTGGGTAGCAAAGTCGCTCAGAGAAGATCCGCCAGTAAGCCAGGAAGTCAATCCGTTCAGAATATCAGCAGCGGTTAGAATAAGGATCGTTTCCGCCAACGCTTTCACACCATCCAGCATGGAAGGATTAAGCTGTGTGGCTCCTTCGATAAATGGCTGCACATTCGTCATAAATGCAGAAAGGTCTGCGCCAATTTGAGGGAACTGACTGGAGACTCCAGACATGAAACCGCCAACAATGCCACCGACAAATTTGCCAATCGAAGTACCGATTCCCTGAAGAAGATTTCCGCCCTCGCCGATAAGCCATTCCAACCCAGGAATCTGAGCCAGAGCTCCAACAGCCGCAAGAACCAATGCCAATTCCGCGATGACTGCACCCATTCCAAGAACGCCAAGCATAGCTCCAGGCACCAAGGAGGCAACAGCACTGAGAGCAAGCATAATCGCTGAAAGCAAACCAATTCCGGCGATTCCTTTGATGAGTACATTCACATCAATTCCACTCAAGGCGTCGATTACCCCGTCAAAGAAAGCCATCAGTAACTCTACTCCGGCCTTAATCAATTCCGGCAGTTTCGTCGTGATAGCCTGAATAATACCAATCAGAATATCAAATAGCTGCTCCACGATAGTCGGCGTATGTTCGACCAGAGCCGAAAGGACACTGTCAATCAAGACAAATAGCCCATCCACGACCGCTGGCACAGCCGTAACTAGAGCCTCAACTGCGGCAAGAACCAATACTGTAAATGCCTCGGCAATAGCTGGCCCGCCATTTGCGATTACTCCAGCAAGAGAAAGGATTCCTTCCCCGATAGATTCGAACAGCAACGGAATCAAACTGAGAATACTGGATACTGCCACTACTAGAGATGCTGCTCCCGCCGCCCCAGATACTGCCAAAGCAGAAAGTCCAGTGGAAAATGCGAGAATGCCAGCACCTGCGGCCAGACATCCTACTCCCAACACAGCAATGGCGGCCGAAAGTCCTAAAATAGCTGGGGTCAATGGCCCTAATGCCACTCCTGCGACACCGAGAACCGTGAAAGAACCTGCCAGTGCCACCAACCCTCTGGCGATGCTCTCCCAAGACATATTCCCCAATGACTTGAGAACCGGGGTAAATATCGCCAATGCAGCGGACACGGTAAGAACCGCTGCCGCACCCGGAAGTGCAGTTTTCATTGCGTTGAGTGCCACAACAAGAATGGTCATGGAACCTGCAAGGGTTACCAGTCCTCTGGCGATTTCATCCCAGGACATTCCGCCCATATTTCGGACTGCTTCGCCGATAATGAGTAATGCTGCACCGACCTCTACCATTCCAGTCGCTTTCGACACCATTCCTTTTGGAAGTAGATTCATCGCAACTGTCACGGCCGCCAGAGAACCGGCCATCGTGGTAAGACCTCGTCCAATCTCTCCCCAAGTCAGGTTCCCCATCTTTTTCACTGCTTCTCCAAACACGAGCATGGCTGCTCCAAGAATCGTCATCGCTGTAGCGGTGGAAACTACATGCTTCGCGTTAGCCGTAACTTTGGTGAATACCGCCAGTTCGGTAAGAACCACGGCAACCGCAGATAGTCCTTGAATCAGGTTTGAAGTGTCCAGATCTCCAAATGCCTTAACCGCATCCGCCAGAATATTGATGGACGCTGCAAGAAGAACCAATCCGGTTCCTTTCAGAACACCCATTCCATCCAAATCTGTAGCCTTCAGGAACAACGCCAGTTCTGTGCAAAGAACGCCGACTCCGATTAGACCTTTAGCCAAAGAGCCCACATCCAAAGCTCCTAAATCTTCAACTGCTCCTACAAGAACTCGAATCGCTGCCGCAAATACTACCAAACCGGCTGAACCTTTTATCAGCCCCTTCGATGTTTTGGAAAGCGCTGTTGCAGATGCTACCAGAATAGCGGATAACCCGGCAACGCCAACCAATCCTTTCAGAAGCTCATCCCAATCCAAACCGGATAATTTCTGAACTGCGCCTGCAAGAATAAGAACAGCGGTAGACATCCCAATCATCGCAATGGTCAACTGGCCCATTCCTTTGATTGCCGCTCCGTTCATTATCTTTTCAAAGATGGCCATTGAACCAAGCAGTTCGACGAACAGAACACTCAAAGCTCCCAAGGACGCATTCAGCTTTTCGGAATCAACCAGGGATAACGCCACAATCGCTGCGGTCAGGATTGCCATAGCGCCGGCAATCTTCAGAAGAGTGCCAGCTTTCAGACTTGACTGCCATGCTTCAAGACTCCCCTTAACTCCATCCAAAATATCTTTGAATGAACCAAGAATTCCGCCGCCGTTTTCGGTGATTTCCGATAGAGAGTCAATAAACTTTTTCACCCCGATTAGAATTGCAGAAAACAATCCGGTATTGATTAAATCCAAAATTGGGTCAAAACTTGCGGTATCAAATGCTGTGAGAATTGCTTCCCCAAGGTTTCCAAACGCATTTGCGACAATGGAACCCAGCTTCAATAAAACAGGCGCTGCCTTCTCGACAATCCCAATAATTCCTTCAAATGCCTTCTTTACCAACTCTCCTAATTTTACAAACGGTTCAAACCGAGTCTGTACCTTATCCGCAAAATTATCGAGACCACTGGTATCAACATTCGCAAACTCGCTGAACGCATCGGCAACTGTTTTTACAAAAGTCTTTATTCCATCCGCAATTGGTTTCAGGAAATTCCCGATTCCTTCGATAGCTTTGTTAAAGGCATCAGACGATTTAATAGCTTCATCAATACCAACAATGAAATCTCCAATGCTGGCCGTAAACCCGAGAATTCCATCTCCGGCCGGAGCCACATAACCAATCAGATCTGCAAATCCACCAACAAGCGCTTTGACACCTTGAAGTCCAATATCAAATAAAGCGAATACCCCTTTGAATGTTCTCTTCAGGTTATTCGCTGTTTCTTCGCCCATTTTGAATTTTTCGGTAAGTTCCTGTAATCCTACAGTGAGATTGTAAAGCTGTTCTCCGGTCATCGGCGGAAAGACTTCTCTAAACGCTTCTTTAACTGGCTTTATAATGCTTAAAACACCCTCGAAAGCATTCCTTACCGCTTCAATCAACGCAGTTCGTCCGCCAAGATCTTTCCAATCCTGCAACATCTTATTTCTCGCTTCGGCAGAAGCATTTACCATGTTGCCAAGGGCGTTGCTAACCTCAGTTAAAAGTTCTTTTGCCTCTTCGAAATCACCAATGATGATTTCCCAACTCTGAGTCCAACCAGATTGAACCGATTCTTTCAGAGTATCCCATAACTGCGTGAATGTCTTTACCTTAGTAGCTGCATCCAATGCTGTTTGAGCCAGTTCCGTAATCTCTTTAGCCTGTTCTTCGGTATATCCCTGTGCAATAAGGTCTGCCTCTGAATAAGCTCCAGACAACTGTGTCAGAGTTTCGGTCAACACTTCTGTCGTCAGCCATCCGCCTTCGGTCAGAGACGCTCGGAATGAACCGTACTTTTCAATCATGGCGTCCATGTTCACGCCAAAGTGTTCAGCCGTTCTCTTTAAAGCATCCTGGAATAGCTGACCGCCCATTCCCGCATTTACAACGGAGTTCCAGTCTTGCAAACTAACCTTACCTGCTGCAATCGCCTGCGAAAGCTGATACATGGCGGTACTGGCCTGATAAGCATTAGAACCTGAAGCAGCCGCCAAGTTTGCAATACCTTTGATCGAGGTTACTGATTTATCCAGATCAACACCGGCCGCAGTGAAAGTACCAATATTACGAGTCATTTCCGTAAAATTGTAAATCGTCTGGTCGGCATATTTGTTCAACTCATCAAGAGCCGCATTTACCTGGTCGATCGTTGTCCCTTTACTCTGTGTATTGGCAAGAATGGTCTGAACCGCATTGATCTGTGTCTCGTACTCTTGAAATCCCGTTTTAATCGGGTCGATCGTCAGTGCAGAAACAATATTTTTACCAGCATTTAACGCTGAATTTGTGATGTTTGCCAGAGCCGTAACCGCCATGACTTCCAACGCTGAGAACCGCATCTTTACCGTCTCAACTGCATTGGAAAGCGGAGTCATGTTGCAGTTTTTGGCTGCGGCATTCACATCTTCCAATCCTTTGGAGGCACCTTTGAGATTTAAGCTTTTTTCGAGCTTTTCAATTGTCGATATACTGGTCTGAACATTCTGCTCAAACTGCTTGTTATCGAATCGCATTTCAACGACTCTTTCGTCAATTGTCGTACTCATAGCTTAGTAACCTCCTTCCATGCGTTATTTGCAATTTTGTCAAAAATAGGCTGGATAGCAGGATTGATATAATCTCGCCCCTGTACCCAGCCGCCATTTCGAGTCCCATGTCCGTACTGCAAAATAACAGCAATTGGAACTCCATTTTGAACATTTGAATTATGGAATGAAATCGTAACTGAACCTTTTCGATTCTCGATTTCGTAATACCAGGAATTCGCCGTTTCCCCAGAATCTACCGGTGTTGCAGACGCAAGGGCGGCTACTCCCTCTTTACCAAACTTATCCAGGTCTCCAATATGAACCGCTTCTTTTGCTCTTTCCAGAAAGCGGGTCAACTTGGAGAAGTCACCCTTTTGTCTGAAACTTATCATGGCATGTCCTCTTTAAATCCGAGTTGCATAATCCAGGGAAATCCATCCGACACCGGATTTCAGCTTACCCCATCCAGCATCGGAACCGGCACCGCTCTTAACTTCGACAATGGTATATACGCCTTTCGGACAAAAACCATTGTTTCCGTAATTCGTTCCGGGACCTTTGCGGATATACAAATCAGGAATATCCACCTGAACCAGAAAATTACTTGAAGGTTTCTCTGCTGATTCACTGGAAGCCGCACCTTTATAGGTACAATAAGCCTCATGAACACTGATCCATCCCGCACCGGATTTCAACCTGCCCCAATAACCGTTCTGAATTTCGGTAATTGTATAAGTACCCCTATCAGTAATCATCCCATTGGTCCCGTAATTAGTCCCAGGGCCTTTTCGAATGTTCAGATCGCCTACATCAACCTTATACAGACCTGTTTTGTAAGTTTTTGGGGCACTGTCGGTCGCACTTCCGCCAAGCTGAGCTGTTACCCGATTTGCAAGGTCTCCCAGCCTGGAATAGAGCCAATCCCCAGGACAGGCTTTATTAGCGAACCACCGATGAACCGTGAGGACCATCTCATTCGACTTCGGACTGTAATTCAGAGATTTATCCTTGTCACCAAACCAGATGAGTTTTGACTTACCGTTTCTCCGGCAGATATCAACACATAAAGCCACCAGCTTTTCATATACCGCACTCGTCATGGCATACGGATGAGTCTTATCGCTGGCGCATTCAATTGTCACAGCCCGCTGATCATTTGCGTTGCTGGAAGAACACCAGCTTCTGTTTGCTTCATCTACACACAGAACAACCCGCCCATCAGTTCCGATTCCATAATTACAAGACGCTTCTCTACTGGGACTGGTAAAACAACCGCCAATAGATTCTGCTGAAAGTTGTCCGACCACACAATGCGGAGTGATTCGATCAATCGAATGTGTTCTAGCTCCGCTGTGATTTGGACTTTTTACCGTACAATTCACCAAGCTGCTATTACTCATAGTAATCACCCTTTCGTGTTCCATTTCTTTCTTCGAGCCGCGTTCAATGCCGCATTCCGCTTCATAATTTCCCTGCGGCTATGCTTCTTCGGCGGCCTGCTTTTCACATCGCATACTCTTATCAGAGTGAACAATTTATTGAGATGCCACTTCTGGCATTCAAACGGAATGTTCAAAGCTATCATCCAGTAATAAATGAGTTCCGCCGTAATCTGCTCTCTGCTACCCTGTGTTTTTTTCTCTTCGAAAAACCGGGTGGCAGTCATAGGAAGTGCGATATACTTATTTACCTCATTGATATTGCTGTTTGTCAGATAATTATAAACTTCCGGATTTACATTCTGCGTAAGAGTCATGCATTTTACATAATCTATAGTTTCTTCCAAAGTTTTTTCCTGCTTTGTCAGAAACGGCTTATTCCATCTCGATTCCCATTTTGAAAGAGAAACAAGAGAATGCTCCAATTGCAAGGTCTGAGCCTTTGTGTAAACAAACTCTTGCTTCACCTCATCCCAGAATTCTGTGGATGGTATTGTGATTCGGAGCATCTCTTACATCTCCTTTAACTCTGAGCGTTTGCTGCGATTGCAGGAGTCATTGCAGAATTACCAACATTCATCACTGCGTTCACAAAGTCTGCTGCTGCCTTGTCATTTGTAACCAGTTCCTCGAAGAGAACCTCGTAAGCAGGGGATTCCATAAAGGATCTGGAAATCTCATCAGACTTCATGAAGCGACGGCCATCCTCACTCTTGACGCCGTAAGCCTTCTTAATAAGATCCTCGAAGAACTCCATAATCTGACCGCCATCGGCACCGGCGCCAATGCTCTTGAGCTGAACATCATATCCGCCCTTCACACTTGTCTGCATCTTGACAATTTCCGGCTTTGACAGGTGGAAATAGAAATCCTCTGTTCTTTTAACGCCATTCAGATCGATATAGGGAATAGTTTTCTTCAACATAATTTTTTCTCCTTTCAAATAAAAAGAAGCCCCGCACATTGAATACGAGGCTTCCTATAGATTATTCTGTTTCCAAGGTCAGCCCAGAAAGGCCATAAGTCTTTGTGACGCTTTCCTCGTTGTGTGTGGTAGTCACCTTGATGCTCTGAGTATCCTTATTCTTGATAAGGAGTACGATGTTCATGTCGTCATCGAGCGTAACCGGTCCTTTGGTGCCGCCTACAAGCTCGACAACTGTTTCTGCTTCAGCCGGCTCAGCTTCAATCTTGAGAGCAAGGTAATTTCCCGACTGTTCTGAAACATTACTGCTAAAATCGACATAACCATCGACATACTTCAGAGTGCCTGTCACCTCATCATCGGAAACAACCACATCACTCTGTAATTCATTTACTGCTTTCCCAAATAAAACAGCCTCTCCGTCTTCAGGCTTAACGGAAAGGCTCATTAAGGGTTTTCCTTGGTCATGATCTCGATTACTTCATCCGGAAGCGGAAGTCTGGGATCAACGCCGTCATTTCCTTCTTCTGTGGTCGGATCTTTACCATAAAGAATTTCCTCCAAAGCTGCCAAATTCTCGGCATCTACTCTCGTGGAGTCGAAAGTAAGGATTGCTGTAGGTTTCAGCTTCTTGCCTTCGATCGTCTTCGTAATTTCAACCGGCGTTGTGCTAAATTCCCAAGAAAGCGCGATCGGTTCTGGACTATCATTCTTGGTCTGGTAGCCCTTCTCAGACGGCGAAGCCAAGCAGCCATACACCAAATGGAGTTTGTAACCGTAATCATCGGAGTCCACGTCATTTCCCAGAATCGTCCGATAAGAAAGACCAAATACCTTCCTGCTCTGCTGGCCGGCAAATACGCCAGGCGCAATCTCCACCGATCCATCACATTCAGAGAATTCATCTGGATAGGTATATGCCTCGATGGTTCCACCAAAATCTTCTGCGGACATCAGATTCAGATACTTGATATTATCCGCATAAATAGGGGAGGGTTCTGCTCCAGAAGGACTCTCCGTCACCGCACTCAGACCATTCCACGCAACCCCCTTGTTGTATTTTCCGCCAGTCTGGATCGGATAAAGGACGCCATGGTCACAACCGGTTTCGTAAAACCGTTCCCCAACTTTATCCCAAACAAGTTTACTCATTGAATTATTCCTCCAATCTCAGAAATACACATTAAAAATGTAGTGATTCAGGTTATCTTTTTTAAAATGCCGGTCGAACCGGCTCATCGGTAAATTCGTTACTTTCTGCACCAAGGACGTATCCGGATCTTTATCAATGACGGTAATGGCATATCTTCGATTAGACAAATATACCCCGTCATTCGCATACGTCTTGTCAATATCGTCAAGGCTATATACAATGGCGGGGTAATTCATCTTAATAGATTCCGGAGGCTGAAAATAACATCGGCACTGTTCGCCTTCTATCGGGCAGGATAATATCTCGCACAATAGTTTGTGAAACAGGATTCGTCGATCAGTCATTATATACACCTCCTACCGTCAGAATCAGACGCGGATACTGAACTTCGACACTGGAAATCTTCCACTTTGCTCCCATGAACTCAACATACCGCATTGTGTGAAAATTCTGATAGGCAAAAGGATCGGCCACAATGCTGATCTCATTGGAAATGTTGATGTCGTCATTGAGCTTATCAGAAGTCTGATACCGACTAGTATTCCGAATCAAATCTCCGAAATACTCTCGCTCAGTGATTTCTCCATCCCAAACACCAGGGCGAACATCCTTTGATACTGCATAGCCGATTTTTCCAAAAAATTTTGCCATTTTGAATTTTCTCCTTTACTCTGTTTCCAAAGTCAATCCGGTAAGCCCATAAGTCTTTATAGCAGAATCTTCCCCATCGTTCACCGTCACCTTGATGCTCTGAGTATCCTTATTCTTGATAAGGAGTACGATGTTCATGTCGTCATCGAGCGTAACCGGTCCTTTGGTGCCGCCTACGAGTTCAACGGTCACAATCGCATCCTCAGAATCAGCATCAACTTTCAAAGCAAGATAGTTTCCTTCCTGCTCAGAAGTATTGCTGCTGAATCCCGTGTATCCGATAACATACTTCAATGTACCGGTAATCTCGGACTCTCCGACAACAACATTCTCCTGTAACGAATCTACCGTTTTCCCGAACAGATTGGCTCCTCCATCTTCGGGACTAACAGAGAAGCCGATTAAGGGTTTTCCGTTACATCCTCTTCGATCGCAATGGCAGAGTACACTCTGGTCAGAGCGCCGGAGCATCTGGTCTCCAGAAGGGACTTCTCCTGGTTAAAGTCGATATCGAACTGCGTGAAGTGAGTAACTTCGCCGCCCTTCGTAGCACCCAGAGAGTAGTCGTTCAGATTCGTGATGATAGCGAGCAGCTTCTTGGTTTTGCTGCCATCTGTCTTACGGGTCTTCCCCTCGAACTGCTCAGCGGTAAGGATCTCACCTACGTTGAAGGCAGACGCAAGCTCTGCCTTGGAAGCGTAGATTCTGCGGCCGTTCATATCACGGGCCAGAAGCATCACATTGAGCATATGTGGGGTGATGTACATATCCGGAGTACCAGTACCCTTGTAATTCTCTCTCGCATACAGAACCGCATTGATCATAGCCTCGGCGTAAATATAATTTTCACCGAAGTTTACCCCGGTGTTTGTACCCTGAAGCTCCTTCTTTGCGCCTTCAACATCCAAATCGGCGTGAATAGTGTAGAGGTCGTCATCCGTCCAGATGGGTCTGATCTTATCCGGATCGATCTTACCCTCGTCGCCGTCTTCGCGGCCGTCACCCAGCATCATCGCAATGGCCAGTTCTTCATTGAGCATCAGGCGGTCGATGTCATACAGATACTTTACATAATCGAAATCCGTGATATCGACAATGTCATCGCGATGCAGAGCATTCTTCACATAAACGGTCTGCGGATCGGTGGTTCTGCGTACCAACTTGAAATTTCCGGCCTGCTTCTTCTCTTTTCCTTTCTTGTAGCCCCTGGCGCGAAGTGTATCAATACCGCGAATATCGGTCTGGCTGGTTCTGATTCTGGAAATCGGGCTCTTATGTACTTTCTTCATCACATTAGTAATCCAGCCCTGGTCATTGGTAATGAGTTCAGGAGCCCCCGGACGCACTTCCTGATATTCCGGGAACAGACTCGTCACATTTCCGTCGCCGGTCTGAACAAATCCGCCGCTGACAGCATCATGCTGAAGACCGTTCTGCTCCGCATAAAGCTGAAGCGCTGTCTGGAAAGTACCAACCTGGCTGGTCTTCGCCACCTTGATGATGTCTTCCTGTGCGGAATGCGTCAGAAAGCCACCGGTTTCGTTTTTCTTATCGTTGTCAAACACATTATGCTTCATCTCGGTATTTCCTCCTTTAGAATCGTCATCATTTTTATCTTCAGGCTTATCGGTTTCCCCAATAGCCTGTCCGATCATTGCATAAACCACATTTTTCTGCTTTTCGTTGAGGGTATTAAATACCTGCTCAATTGTCTCGTCATCTTCCTCAGTTTTTTCTTCAGAAGTCTTATCTTCCTTAGATTTGGATTTCTCCTCCGTCTTCTTTTCCTCGGATTTGTCATCCTCCTCGGCGGAATGATAAATCATAATGTTCTCGTCATATCCAATAATGGTACGGTCTTCTGAAGTCTCACCGTGAGCCATAACAGAATCAATGAAAGCTCCCGGATTAGCTCCAGCCAGAACAAGGCTCAGTTCATAGATAACGCCATGCATCACATTCGCTCCGGCCTGTTTAAGCTGACCGGCACAAATAGAAAGTGAACGAACATCTCCGTGCTTAACTAGCTTCTTCGCTGCCTGTCCGGATTCACTGTCATTGAAACTACAGTAGGCATAAACGCCCTCATCACGATTTTCCAGTACCCCATGACCGAGTACACGATTGGGATCGGAATGATTATGTCCCCAAATTAGTGGAACAGTTTGTCCATTCTGGTTCTTAAACGCATCCCTTTTGATGGTACGGCCATCGGTGCAAAGAAGATCGTTTCTAGTGGCCCAACCACTAAAATCGTATTTCTCCATTTTGAAAATCACTCCTTCTATCAGTATTGTGCGAAAGCCATTGCTACTTCCTCCGTTTCCTCTTCTTTACCGCTTTATATTCGGAAGCTATCTTGTCAAATTCTTGCTGATAAAGATCTTCATAAGTGGCATCAAGATTTTCTTTTGCCCCTTTATAAGCTTCCCTTGCGGCGGTAACGGCAGCCTTTAACTCTGTACTAACTTTTTCTCTTTCCGATTTAGCATTCGCAGAATTATCAGCCCTTTCTTCTTTGGTGTCCTCGGTAATTCGCTTCTTCTTAAGACTTGCGGAAGTTCTCACCTCTTCCTTTTCAGCTTTCGCCTGCTCACTCACCTTAGATTTATCCTCGCTGGCATCATCACGAAGCTTTGCGATTTTCTCATTTCGCTCCGCTACTCGCTTTGCCCTTTCCTCTTTGGATAACCCGGATGGAATTTCTATTGCCATTAAGCGTTCGATCTCAGTATTCTTCTTTTCATCGATACGCTCTTTCTGGTCTTCTGCTTCTTCTCCAATATCCTCCAAATCAGATTTTTTACGGGAGTCAACCCTACTCCTTCTTGACGAAGATTCCTCGGTAAGCTGAGTATTCAGTTCCTTTAATTTAGCCGAGATCTGCTCTCGGGTTGCCTTGGCCTTTGCTCTCAGTTCAGCAATTTTTTGTTTTCGCTTTTCCTGTTCTTCTTTTACCTTTTCCTTCTTCTCGCTGGTTATCTCATTCTTTGTATAAGCCCAGATTTCTTTACCCTCATCATTGAGCTTCGTCGTAGAACGACGCCCCTTGAGTTCTCTGGTTCTCATATAATATTCATGAGCTTTTACCGGGTCATAATAGGGAGATGCATAATGTTGAAGGAGCTCGTCAATATCCATTAGGTCTCCTCCTCATCATCTGAAACATAGTTTCCTATAATTTCATCAATCTCCTTTTCAAGACCGTCAAGCAGCTAATTTACGATACTGTCGTAATCTGCTCCAGAATCACTTTCACCAGATTCGACATCAGAACCCTCATTTGAAGGATCAGATTTGGCCTCACTGATATTGCTGTTCTTCAGCGCATCAGCTTTTGGATCATCAGACGGTTTCATACCAATAATCTGGCGAATTTCGTTTGATGTCATAATCTCATTTCTTGTGAATTTGTCAGCAATTTCTGACAGATCAGCTACTGGTACAAGTTTGAAGGGGTCACGGAAGAACAGAATCGATTGCTTTTGAGACCTGGCTGTTTTAGTAAGGAACTTACGTTTCATTTCGTCAACGATTGCTGAAATGATCGGCTCAATAGTACGGTTGTAGTAATTCAGCATGGTCTTCTCGTCTGCGGAACCATCCAATATGCTCTGAGTGATACCTAACTGGCTGTATAGCATACTCGTTAGATATTCAATCTGCTTCATCAGATTATTTTCCACAGAACGATTCAACTGTGTGATTCGCTCCGTACCATCGGTATACGCAATACCATATTTAGAACCGGCCAACTGACGCTCAATCTCGACACGCCTCTTCTCAGCCTGTTGACGCCTTGCTTCTGTTTTTATCACATAGGGAAGCTGGATAATTAAATCGAGTTTTCCTGAACTGCTCTGCTCATCAACAACGTCCAATAAATTCAGTTTTCTTATCAAACGCTGCATCGTTGAGTTTGGCTCATTCATCACCGCATAAAGCGGATTTTCAATAATAGCAACCGTATCTTTTGGAACTACAATGTCTTCCTTTAATCCAGTCCGCTCATTATAAACTCTTGCTTTGATATGATTCGGAAACCATTCCAGAATCTTCCCGGTTCGCATTGTCTCGATTTTATAGGAGCCTGTAGTGTCAGGGTCATCATCCGTATCCACCGGGATAATCGCCACACATCCCTCATCAAGCATTGACAAAACAACATCCTGAAGGAAAGCTCGTCCAGTCTGGTCAATGTTGGCTGATAAATTCAGACAATCATTTAGCCCCGAAGAAATTTTTTCAAGAAATCTTTCGGAGTCGTCCAGACGGACATGTTGAATGTTAATTGAAGCGCAATCCAATGCGATTCGATTATATACAGAGGTAACGATAGATCTTTCATTTCCTCTTGTGAGTCTTGGACGGTCGGGCCTGTACGAATATCCAACCCCTATGTCCCGATAGAAACCTGTTGGGTCTCTATTTAAAAAAGCGTTCCAGGCATGTTTAATCCTGGAACCAATTGAAACTTCCATTTTGAAATCGTCACCTCCTATTCAAAAGCATCTCTGTTCAGCTTGAAAGCAACAAACGCATCCATCATAGCTGCCACAGCATCAATCTTTGCGTCATATCGCTTTTTCAGCAATTTACGATTTCCATTCGTATCTTCCATAACGATACAGTTCCCCATTGCAAAGGTCATAAGTTCTTCATCAAACAAAAGCATCCGCTCCTCAGAAAGTTTCTTTAACTCTCCCAAAGGAACGGATTCTGTCTTAGCACCCTGTATTACCTTTTCGATTCCAAACGGGCCATTTTCAGAAGACCATCGCTCAATGAACTCCTTTGCGTTGTACGGGTCATACCCCAAGCAACGAACGTCATAGCCAAATTCTGCGATATGGTTATCCAAATCTTCATAGACTTCCATCATATCCAAAACGGTTCCCTCTAGGACAATCAGGCTTCCTTCATCCATGAATTGGTCGTATTTAATTCTCATTGCTGCCGGAAGTTTCATCAGAGTCGATGAAGAAATGTAGTTCCTGGTTTTAACTCCAAAGGAACCATTCGATAACGGGAAAAGGAACGTAAAAGCACAGAAGTCATCCCCCTGCGACAAATCAATTCCCAAAGAGCAGGGCATCTGCCAATAGCTTCTCTTCTTATGAGGAAGAGTTTCTTCATATGTGAAGTAATAGGTGTAGCCCTCCATCGGCAATCCAAATCTCTTAGCCAAGATATCGTTTCTGGCCGCCGGAGACTTCTCTGCTCTTTCCACATCGAGCTGATAGGTCTCATAGCTTACCGTTTTACCGATATTGGGATTCGCCTTCAACCACATGTCTGGATTTCCAACTTCATCAATGGAATCAAGCTTATACCACCAAATGGAAACATGTGGATTGACATATTCTCCTTTAAGAATGTCCATCAACTCCATTTTGATTGTATCGCCTGCTCCATTTCTCACTGTTCCCTCTGAACTCGTGGCAACAATGATATAGTCATCCAATTTCGATGCTCCTTGCTCTAAAGCGCCCACCACATCTTCCCTGGTATCACCGGACAGCCACTCATCCACTGTAGAAATCTTAGGTCGTAATCCCTGAAGCTTTGCGATGGACATTGGCCGCACTTCCAAAAGCGAACCTGTGAGAAAATTCTCAATACCCTTTTTGGTGGAGGCCAATTTCATTCTCTTTGCTTTAGAACCAGTCGTATTCTGCAAAGAGCCCTCTGTCAGAAACCGGAACAATGGACCTCTCGACCTTGTAATCGCAGTGCGAAAAGGTGACATTACTTCATCCGCCTGTTTCATGGTAGGAGCTGTCGTGACTTGATGAGTCGTGGATGTGTCGATATTCAGCCCGTAGGAATGAACACAGGTGTCATACAAAGATTTAGCAGCTCCTCGCCCAACGATAAGATATTGTTTCTTCGTCAGACGCTGCTTGATTCTTTTATTCACATATCGGCCGCCATGTCCGTCAGAACTTGGCTCCCACACACTTCGTTCGACGAAGTAGTACCATCCATAAAGCTGCTCACCCCACAATTTAAACGAGTCCAGCAAATTCAAATCAGAACCGTCCGTCAATGTTAGTTCTGATTCGCAATAGGCAATCCATCCTTCGACGGCCTGGTCATCATAGTAAATACCAGGATTGGCTATTAGGTCGTCAATTCGGTTCATCTCCATAGAGATTTCTTTACAAACCGGTATCTCTCCCCTGATTACGGCATCCCGAAACATGCCGTAGTATTTGGGAACGGCAGTGTTTGATAATGCCATAATTGAATCACCTACTTGCTTGTTGCTTTCTTGATGACCGCGTCAATTCCCTTCGTCATGTACTTCGATACATAATTGGTGGCGGTCTGCTTTGCGGCATTGGTCAGCACATCCTGTACAAACTTTCTACCGACAGAAATTTCTGAACTGGTAAGCTGTTTATACTGCTTTTCCATTTGAAGACGGTTGATCTTTGAGCGGAGTTCCGAATCAGACATCTTCTTCACCTCATCATCGGAACTCGTCTTCTTTCCACTTGCTCTTGCAAGTTGTTCTGGAGTTCTTCGGACGCCCCATTTCATCCCAAGAATCCCGTGATGCTGTAGTAATGCTTCATTACTCATTTTGAATCTCCCTCCTTTGCGATATATGATGTCACTCCGTTTGCTGCGTTCCCAGTCTCGTAATACGGAACTTCTGTTACCACAATATTTCGATCCAGAACTTTATTCTCAGTATCCAGCATTTGAGATTGGAATGCTTTCGGTGTTACCCTATACTCGCCATCGTAGGACTCGTGTTCTTCGGACTTTTCTTCGTCAGTTTCCGCTGCAACATTCAGTCTCCACTCCGCCTCAGCAATCATCTTTTCCATAGACGCCATTACAGCGGAACTCAAAGGCGGATCGAACAGGAGCTTTACCTTCATCTGCATATACGACTTTACCAATTGCAACTTTGTCTCGTCAGAAATGAATTCTTTCCATGTAGCACTTTTATCCTGAACAGAGAATCCAGATGGTGGACCAACACCAAGTTGCGTCAAGATCATAAATACTGAATTGATATGTATGATAAGATCTGAATCAAAGTGCTCATACTCTTCTGTAATACCCAGCATCTTTTTAATTGATGTCAGTATGCTTTCCATAATCGCTATAACCTCCTCTCCATCAATGTTTCCATGGACATGTATCGTTTCTGCTTCGAACAATAGGTTCTGTGACAAGAAGACTTTCATCTCCATAGTGAATGGCATTATGTGTTGTAAGAATTGTTGAGATGAGAAATTCTGGATTTAAAAGAAAATCGCTTCTCTTTAAAATATCCTCCACGGAAATCGGATTCATATGGTGAATCAATATCTTCCCACATATCTCACGACCTTCTATTCCGAGGTCACATCCGTTATCTCTCACAATCACAAAATCACGAACTGACTTCCACTCCATAGACCGATAGAAAATCTGATTCAGATATCGGTCAAACCCAAACGTGTCTGCCCCGATGACTCCGCCCAAACGAAGATACTCGTATCGTTCTTTAAAAGTCTTCAATTTTGATAATTCCGAATATGTCCTAATCATCATCGTTACCCTGTCCACTGTATATACGAAACGCATTGATGGCGTCCTTATAGAGATCTTTAATCTCATCTGTGGAGTCAATAGCTCTTACTTTTGCCCGCAACAGATTGTTCTCTTCCTCCAGTCTCTCCCTCTCAAGCTTCTCTCTGGAAGAGCCCAGTTTTAAATAGTGAGTAATGACCTGAGAAGAAGCAGTCCCTTCCAGCAATTGTCTTTCAGCCAGGTCAACAGCCAGAGAAATCATCTGAAGTTCCCTTGCTTCCGGAGTCAAAGCAGGACGAATCTTTTTGGAAGAACCCATCGATTTAGAACTCTTTACTTTTCTAGCCATTTACTGCCTCCTTCCCGTCTGTTCTTCAATAGTTTCATAAAAGTTTTCCGGCAGTATTTAAAAGAACCCACAAGGCTGACTGAAACTTTTTTACCGAAAGGAGAAAAAAGAGTAAAAAGAACCACAGCTTATTACTTAGTCAACCTTATGAGCTCTGTTAAATACTGCCGGAAGGTAAAAACATTCTCCGAAAAATACCCCCGGGGAATTTTCAAAGACCGCCGCGATGACGGAGGGGGTGCGATTTTTACTACCCCCCCCTATACCATCTGATACCTAGATAGCCACCGCATCTCGCGTAACTTTTTTGTAAATGTTTCGGAAATCGTATCTTACGATCTCATCAATTGCTCGTTCAACTTCCAAGTCATTCTCTTCATCGGAGAGTTGGTCCGAGGTTCTGGCAATTCTACCAAGATACGAACATGAATGATAACCTTTTTCCTCATCAAACAGCAACCATGAAGTGAACTGTTCAAATGGATCGAAAGGATTGTCAATGGTTGTAAGCATACACTTCTTCGCCATTTACTTTGTTCACTCCTTTCCATTCAGATACTTCGACACAGTAGAACTGGAAACACCCAAAGCTGCTGCTATCTCAGCAGTGCTATAGCCAGAAGCATTCAGCGCCGCAATACGATTCACTTTTGCGGAGCTAAGGGTTGTTGTTGCACGAGGGGTAGCTCTCTGTCTGACTGTATCTATGTTTGTATTGTTGAGAATCTGGGTAAGCTTGTTCTCGCTGATGGCGCCAGCCTGAATCGCTTCCCATTCGCGATCTGTAATCTCGACAGGGGTTCTCTTGGCACCAACAGCAGTACGGGCCGCAGTAAGGGCCTGTTGATTAGCCTTCTTGATTTCGGCCTTTGTCATATCGGGATTGTCTTTCTTCTTGGCGGCCACAATAGAATTCGCCATGGTCTGTGCCTGACGCTCGCGGGGGGCGTTCTTTAAAGCCACATTAAGCTTGGCCATAAGAGAATCAACCTCTGCCTGGTAGGTCTGTTTTGCTGAAGCAGAGTAGGCTATCTTTCCAGTATTAACCATCTCCCGGCGGGCCTGATTAGCCAGGGACTTCATGGTATTCGCATAGTCTGCATATGCCTCTTCCTGCGGTGTTCCAGAAGATAAAGTACGGGCGTCTCTGGTTTCCGCCATCTTGGTACTCTTTTGAGTTCGTACCTGGGTCTTTCCGTTCTTATCTACATAC